GTAGTCACCTGTCGCAGAGGATGCACCGTAGTCACCTGTCGCAGAGGATGCACCGTAGTTACCTGTCGCAGAGGATGCACCGTAGTCACCTGTCGCAGAGGATGCACCTTTGTCACCTGTCGCAGAGGATGCACCGTAGTCACCTGTCGCAGAGGATGCACCGCAGTCTTCATCACTTCCAGCTTCTTTTTTAACTCTACTCATAGTAAAATCAATGGCTGCTTTTACCAGCCCGGAAATATCCAATCTCGCACCAATCTTTATTTTTGTAGATGCAACCTTGGAATCATCTTCACCTCTGTCAAATTCACCGCTCTGCTCCACTTCATGGTAAACAGATTCGTTCGGAGAATAATAATTAAAGCAATTCAGTGGATATTCACAAGCATGGAATCCACTATGACAGGCATATGCTGCCTCCTCTTTGTACTCCTTACCTTCTTCGTACTGGAATCCACGGCAAGTCATGTCTTTGTTGAATCCTTTGTAACCCTTAATTACTTTTTCCATCCGTCATTTCCTCCACTTTCAAGCTCGCATCATCACTTCTGCGGAACATAATCAACTGACTGTCAACATCAGGAATCTTCCAAGGATCAAGGCTCTCGGTATCGTCAACCATGATAGGCAATTCCACACCACACCGCTTCTGAAACGCATTGCAAATGTCAATCTCCGTCAGAATCCTTGCTCCGTGGTTCATGTTCCGGCTGTAAGGCTCTCCACGGTATGTAAAGTCACAGCATTCTTCCGTGTCACCATTCACAAGAGGTCTGAACATCCGCACAGTGCAGAAAGAAAGATACTTGTTCACATCAGCTTCCAACAGTTCGTTCTTCTTCCGGCTGAATTTCTTTAACAGGTCAAGCTGTGCCTGCACATCTGTAATCTTCTGTGCAATGTTCTTGCGCTCCTGTTCCAGTTCTGTGATACGCCTATCCACACTCTCGTTAATGCTTACACTCGCCAAAGACTTATCAACCACGGAAATATCCTTGCGTATCTGCTCTTCATCACATTTTAACTGGAATCTAAGAAGATTCATGTCAGTGAATTTGTGCATGGCAGCTTCTTTCTCTGCAATCTGCGACTGAATAGCTTTGTATTCTTCTGTGTTGGAAATATCCACGCTTGCCGGAATGGAATTTAAGACATTATCAGCAATGGCAATCTCTTTTTCCAACCGTTCCACTTCATCCTCTGTCTTTTTCAGTTCCTCACGCTTATGTTCCAGTTCTGCCTGATCCGCTTTGATATGGTCAGCACAGGAAGAACCCTCTTTGGTAATTAGTTCCAATTCATGTGCCTTATGCGTATCAAACTCCGTTCTTAACTGCTCTTTCTTCTCTTCCGGATATTCCTGTCCACAGTAGGAGCAAATCAGAGAGTTTTCATCAAATTTAAGGCTTTTATTCAAATCCCAACTCTTCTTCAAATCCTGTCTCTTCTGCTCATACTGTGCAATGCGCTTTTCCAGTGCAGTGATCTCTTCACGAATGGTATCTGCCTTAAGCAACTCTTTCTGATGTTCATTCTGAACCAGGTTCAGTGCCGTGCGCTTCTCTCTTCTGTCCTTATCAAGTTTTTCATTTGCTTTCTGCTGCAATGCGCTCAACTGACCTTTTAACTCAATGATTCCATCAGACAGCTTATCGTAGGACTTCATGCTGTTCTGCGTATCTGTCTGCTGCTTAATGTTCTCTGACAGCTTATCCAGTAAAGCTTTCTTTTTCAGTTCCAAATCCGCAAGGTCAATATCCACTCTCTGACGGCTTACCTCGTCAATTCGGCTTGGAATTTCATCCAGTAAATCCTGCAAACCTTTGGTTCCATTTCTTCCCATTGTGCCGTATAACTGCGTATTGCAACGCTTTTTCAGTTCATCAACCGTTCCATCCTGCAGAACAGTCCTTAATGCTTCAAACTCCGGAAACTGATTGCAAATGTCATCATTACTGTGCTGACCAAACATATCAGCAAGAATGGCTCTCTGATCCGTGCCACCTTTTAGCAGAAGTGTCATGGCATTGATGCAAAGTGAAAACTTATCTTTTCCGCATACACTCTCTTCCAAAAATGCTTCAAAATCTGCTGCCTTTTTTGGAATATCATTCACATAGTAATCCGTGACATTTCCGGTAAACTCGCCTTTCTTATTGAAGTTCTGACGGCATACTTTTTTCAGAACCTTGTCTGTACCGCCAATCTCCACGGTAACTTCTGCGGTAATATCTCCGTCAATGTCATTGCCGTCCTTATCGTGCGGTCTGATTCCGGTGATCTCTCTGCCGTTCTCGTCACGGCATCCAAAAATATACTGAATTGCTCTTTTGATTGTGGACTTACCGGTTTCATTCACCCCGGAAATCTCTGTCCGGTCGTATAAATCAGTGTCCACTACGTTAGAACCATAGAACTTGCAGAAATTCTGCAAAAAGATGTGCTTAATCCTCATTCTTCCTATCCTCCCAAAGATATAAATACAGTGAATTAACAAACATATAGATTGATACTGGCTTGTCTGTCTCGTTGATTTTCTTGTACAACTCTGTGGTTGTGTTCATCTTGTCAACCACCCACTTGATCGCCCTGTACACGCTTTCCTTGGTTGTACTGTGTTCCTCTCCGATAATCCGGTAGATTTCAGAAAGTCTTCTGTTCCGGTTCTCAAACATCAGCGTTTCAACCTCGATGATGTACTGGAATCCCGGCAAGTACTGTTTCAACCCCAGTTCTACCAAGATTTTTCTTATCTTCCTTTCCATTTCCTCACTCCTCCGGCTTTCAGTCTTCTGTTACGTGGATCATGTTGTCCTCTTCGCTGATATACAAGATTCCTGCATCTAACAGTCTTGCAATCAGAATCTCATTCGCACGGACGATGGGGATAATCAGTCGTTTCTGCATAAAAATACTCCTTTCTTAACCATTTTTTCTTCCCGGTATTGCGGTTTACAATTCTGTAATAGAATGCTGTTTCTCGGTCAACTTCCCATTCTTTCGGATTGTAGAATATCTTTCCGATGCACCCTTTGACGGTAAACCGCTTTTTGGCACTCATACATCTTCCTCCGCAAGTTTTACTTTCATCCACCATGTTATAAAATCTGAGCTTTCTGAAGAAAAAGAAGTTACTCCGCTTGTCCATGCAAATATTTTTCCATCTTCAAATTTTGCAAAATGTCTTTTTTTCCACTCTTCATCCTCTGAATCTCTCACAAGAATCTTTGTGTCCACAGGAACCTTCGACCAGTCGACAGGCGGTTCAACATATTCCTGCTCTGACCATTTTTTAGTTTTTTCTTTGCAAGAAGGTTCACTACATTCAACTCTCGAAAATATGCAATCTCTGCAATCTAATTCATTGCATTTATGAAGTTTTCCTTTTTTGTCTACCGCAATAGAGTGACCAGTCACGGCAATATCAAGAATCTGTTCCGCATACTTCTCTCTGTTCGTCATTTTCCATTCATCCTTTCCAGTTCTGCGCTCCTGGTTAATATCCAGTATGCGTAATCACTTAATTCTGTCTTTGTGGCTGCGTTCTTCTCTCCGTGGTAAACCATGAGTACAATTCCTACATCACAGTACTTTTCAAACAATTCCGACAAGTAGTCGGCTCCCACATGGATATTACCGTCCACGGAGTAAATGTCCGTCACACCCAAACGTTCCATGCGGTCTTTATGCCATCTGTCAGAAATCTGCATCAGACCTTTGCAACCGCCACTTTCCACATCCGGTCTGCCGGAAGATTCTTTCTCGATCATTGCCATGAGAAGTTCCGGGCAGATGCCGTATTCTTCACCGTACTTTACACACGATTCCTGCGCTTCCTCTGAGATAAAACTGCCGGATGGCTGTGCCGTGGAAGTAAATGTGATGGAGAGTGCTATTATAATAGGAAGAAACAGCTTTATTGTTGTTCTCATAGGCTTAATACCATTCGGATACGAACGTACCCAGTAAGTCACTGATAATGACATCCAAAAACATATTTGATCCGTCCTCTTCCTCTGCAATGTATGTCGTTAAAATTGCATTTGTAAAACTTACTCCATTACCCATTTCTACTTCAATATCTGTTACAGATACACCGTACGAAGCTTCTTCATCATAGAACAACTTCTGGAATGTGGAGGCACTGTCTACTTTTGTAAAGTACATTGCCTTCCCTTTGTTGTCCGTTGATGTAATTACACTGTTACTCAATTTCAAATATTTGTTTCCCATTCCTCTTCCTTTCTATGAGCAGTACCTCATTGCGTAATTCTTTACGATTCCCTCGAAAATTGCTTTCAACTGCGGTTTCTCATAAATAATTTGAATTTTAGTTGTGCCGTTTTTAATAGCTGTTTCGTTATTCCCTGCCTTTTTCATCTTATTTATCTTGTTCCTTTGAAGCATATTTAAGCTACAATGTGCTGTCGTTTCCAATTCACCGTACAGCTGTCCATATAATGTCTGATATCCAATTCCACTCTTAACTGAAATCTCCCGTATCCTTCCATTTATTTCCGATTTCCAGTCTCCGATAGGCTTCGTGAAAATATCTTTCATGTTGGAGACAGTCTGCTCTATGCGGTTTACCTTTTCCGCTTGTCTCTTCTGTTCCAGTTCCTGTCTTGCCATGCTTTCAGCCATTTGCATAACCATCTGCATCTGCGGAGAAAGTTGCGAACGGTTGATTACTTCCTGCTTCGCTCTGTCCTCTATGGTGATAAAATACTGTCTTGCCTGTTCCGCTCTTTCGCCATTTCCTTTCATGGAAAGTTTCTTCGCAAAATGGGCAGTGAGTTTGTAATCAGTTGTCGGATTGGGGTTAAAATTCCGTTCTTCATCAATGACGAACGCCCAATAATCAACGTTTTCATCTGCGAACTCATTTTCTACAATGTTGGTTTTGCACCATCTTGAATAGTTACGGCTGTCCAGTTCCAAGAACTCATACAGCTTCTTTGCGGTAGTCATTCCGTTCTCATCTACACCCAACGCAATCTCAATAGGTGTTTTCATGTTTGATGTTTGTAATTCGTTCATTGTTCTCCTTTCTGTGGTATACTCTCCTATAAGGAGGTGATAATTTGGTATACAATGGTTTTTGCGATAAGCAAAACAAAATGTACTCTGTTGATTTTAGGCAAATATCTGTTGGCTCTTTGGAAGATATTAAACCCAAATTTGAAAATGGAAGATTAGACTGCAAATATGCTGGTCTCACTGGTTGCTGCAACAACCCAAGGCAATGCTCCATACTTCAAAATATCAGCAGATGATGGAATGGCTCTCTGAAATATGGGAGCCTATTCTTTTTTGAAGTTAATGCTTTCGATTTCTCCTAACCCCTCCTGCATAATCCGCAACACTTTCATATCCGTTGCAAGATTAAGTGCATTAAGGTCAAGTGTCAGAGTAGGCACGTCATCCCCAACCCCTTGTTTTAGTGTGAAGCTTCTCACACCGTTGATTTTGTGACCGTCAATGAGTACTTCTGTAAAAACTCCCTCTTCACCGTCACACTGGTGAATCTCAATTTTTGATGTTTTCACTCTTCTCTCCTCTCTCGGAAGATTCATCCGCCATTTTTTCTTTTTCACTCATTCAATTAACTCCCTGTTTGTGATATACTCTCCTTATCTTTTTAATAAGGAGGTGAAATAATTTGGATTCCAAAGAATACGCATCCGCTTACGCTATTGCTAAAATCTGTGGATATACCGGAAGTTTTGATGATTTTAAGAACTTGTACACCCAATACTATTCAGAAATCGTCAATTCTTTGCCGGAAGAAAAACCGGATCAGGCAAAATGTGAAGCAGCTATCAATCCAATGCGAAATATAAGAACTATTTTTTAACTGCCAGTAGTGCCATTGAGAGAGAATCGAGGATTTTACACCGTTGCTGTATTTCTTCGATTCTCTTCTCATCTTTACAATATTCTTCTGCAATAATAAGTGCCATACACTCTACGCTGTCGGACAAAGTCATGCTAGTACCATCAATTTCAAATCCATATGGTTTTTTCATTATTTCATTCGCCTTCCTTTCTTGATGTGATATAAACTATCATAACATGATAGTTTTAACGTAAAAAAACTTCTATTTTCTCATTGTCGGTCATTCCAAGAAAGTTTCCAAGATCTTCACATTCAATAACCGTAAATGCAACCCTGCCGTTAATCTTTGAATTGAAGGCGGCTACACTCTTTCCGATTGCATTAGCGCACTGATTGTAATTTTTGTCACGCTCTCTGATAATGCCTTTAAGTTTTTGTGTATTCATTCAATACCTCCTTTCTTTCACTCCATGATAGGATAATATCACGGCATGATAGTTTTGTCAATCACGATGTGAAAGTTTTTCTTAAAAAATATTTACAAATCTTTCATGTCGTGATAGAATTATAATGTCATTAAAGTTACGGCAAGAAAGGTGGTGAAAATATGGGTAGCCAATTTTGTGACAGAGTAGCAAACAATATAAAGAAGTATCGAAAAGAAAAAGATATGACTATTAAAGATGTTGCATATCGTGTCGGTATTACAGAAGCAACAATGCAAAAGTACGAAGCAGGAAATATTAAAAAGATTGACATAGAAATGCTTAAGAAAATTGCAGATGCTTTATGTGTTCGCCCCGAGAACCTTACTGAATGGGATAAGGGAGAATACAAAAAACAGCACGAAGAAAATCAAGGAGAACGTTATGCGCATCTCATAAGGAAGTACAACCAACTGTCTGAAGGACATAAGCAAGCTGTACTTTCCTTAATTGATAGCCTTATCGAATGTCAGGAATCAAGTAAGATAAACTCCTAGAATGAAATCTTTGATTTCTTGACACTCACAAACTGGGAGGACTTCAAGTATTGAATTTATTTCAATCAGAAGTTCTCCTTTTTCTTTTTCCTTTTGATTGCTTTCCCCCATAGTACACCCCCTAACTTTCCGCACTTGGTAGCAATACATCAAATTATAGAACATATGTTCTTAACAATCAATATATTTGACGCACGTTTTTTATTGTTGTAAAATATCAACAAAAGAGGACGGTGAAAACGCCAATAAACACCGCCCTCGCCAGAACTTGAAGTCCCTTGAAACAAGGGATGTTACAAGTGTATCATGTGAAAGGGGGATAAAAAAACATGATGAAAAAAGACCGAATCAAAGAAATATCGACACATTTATCAGTCAACCGCATTAATTATATGTTAAGTTTTCGTGGGAATCTCCATGAATTTCTCAATGAACCGGACATGACGGTGTACAAGCTTGCTGATGAAGCTAATTTGCCTTATTCTACGCTTAATTCACTACTATACGGTAATTCTAACGACACGAAGCTATCTACCGCTGTTGCGCTTGCTAGAGCCTTTGGAATCAGTGTAGATGAACTGGTAGGTTGCGGCACTATGGAAGATAAGATGTTGGAATCTGTAAAGATATGCCGCAGTCTGCCGGAACACTCTCTGTACCTTATCCGTTACTTCATACGTCACCAAGCTAAAATCTATTCCAGTCTTGAAAAATCTCACAAGTATATTTCTGTCCTTAATCCACAACTTATGAATGGAATTATCGCAACCACAAATGCTGTGGAACCCATGTGCATAGAAAATTTGCCGGAAGACATAAAATCCAAGGCTTATATCGGTGTGAAAATTCCGTGCGACTACTATATGCCGTTTTATCTGCCTTGGGAAATTATTCTCCTTGCAGCGGATCGTGAGCCGCAAGACGGTGAACGATGTATTGTGACCAGTAATGGTGGGATATATATTGTCGTGAAAACACATATAATTGAAGATGGTATAAGAAAATGGAGATATGTTCCGCTTATGTCTCCGAACAGCATACTTCCGGAAAATCTTATTGATGACATGATAGGATATGTGGTTGGTTTCGTCAACAATGACGGTGACTGGGGAATCAGATAAAGAGATTAAGAGCATGGCTTTTACACCATGCTCTTTTTGATTGATTTATTTTTACTTTTAATCTCCACCCATCGGCTATCACTCCTTCTGTAAATGGCAAGTTAACAAATGTATATACTGTTTTATACAGTAATTATTTTGCAGCAAATGTGACAAATACGGTAGAACTTAAAGATAATTTTCAGAATTACAAACTTCTTTTATTTGTATGTAACAACGGAACAGCTCAGATGTATGCCCCTACTGTATATCCAGCATTGTATATCAAAGATTTATATGACTCCGTTAAAAATGGTCAGTATCTCGGAACATATCCATCAATTGCCACTTTTATCGGTAGTACTATAAGTGGATCTTTTATCCCCGTTGCTGACAATAAATTCAAACTTACTACTGGTATGAACGGTACATTTATGATTTTAGGATTAAAATAATATGTTATTCTCATATGTGTCGTCATTATCAGTTGTCTGAATAAGGTTTTAGGCAAATTGCAGTAAGAGTTCCTCTATAGGTGAGATCGGATGTTACATTAGCAAAGTCATAAGTGGATAAATTCACAGTGGTAGTTGTACCTATCCCTCTTAAAATTATGTTTGTACTTCCACCACCGCCAATCATTGATTCTCTAACAGTTTGATCGAAAAGGGTATTATTGTATATAAAATCAGATGATATATTGCCATCAATAAATCCAATTATTAACCACAAACCAGGTGTTAAAGTAACACTACATATTATTACTTGTTTATTTAATTTTTGATTTTTATATTCACCTGTTTTCTGTTCTACTTTCATTACTAACTTGCCATTTACATCATTTAATCCCCCAGTGATAGTACCGTCACCAATAGTCGAAATATCGGTAGTTCCGATAAGACTTATAAGTGATTTAAGATTTTTTACAGCCAGTTTAAGTTTTCCAAAAATAGATGATAACTTTTCTCCTGTCGTTAATTCCTCTAAAGTTGTTGCTTCTTCAAACGCCGCAGTCAAATTACTGCCATCACCAGTTTTGGTCAAATAATTTGTCAAATCTGTTTTTGGAATTGCATCTATTTTTTTATCAACAGTGTTTTTGTCATAATAATTTGTCAAATCAGAAACTTTTTTTGTAATGTATCCAGCATCATTTTCTAATTCGCTGACTTTTGTAGGTATACCGCCTGTTTGCAGTTTTGCCTGCTCCATATAATACTTTGCGTTATCTGTATCTTCTCCTTCTCTTGTTCCGGTTCCACCTACAGCATAAGATTCAGCCAATACAGATTTTGCATTTGCGGATTGCGCATAAGCAGATGCATTTGCGGATTCTACTCTAATATCTGCTAAATAATTAGGCTGCAGCATATCATCTGTTACTGATCCTGTTTTTATTGAAAAAGAATATGTCTTATTCTTTCCAGTACCAGTCACGGAGACAGCTATAGTTGAAGAATCTTCAAATGTCAACACAGGAATCATAGAACCAATATCAGCTGTAAACTGTGTTCCATCTTCTGTAGTCATGGTAATGATTCCGTCATCAGACATGGAAAAGCCGACAGGTATTTTTTCAATATTGAGGTCAAAAATTACTTTTTCTCCATTGTACTTTGTAATGGTGATTATTCCTGTAGTTTCATCCATATTCCAGTCTGCAATATTTCCGTTTATTGCAGACTTGTCTACTTTTAAGGTATCTTGTGATATGATACGGTTGTCCAACGCATCAATAGCAGAATCCATCTGATTAAGATTGTATGCATCTAAATCCGTGTTTTCACTGGGGTAATCTTCCCAATTAATCCTGGTATAAACCTTATTCATTGCCATCTGCAGATACCTCGCTTTCTTTTTCTCTGTTTCTTTCTGCCAACTCTACATTTATTTGATTATCTGCGGCTCTGTTAATCTGCCCGGCAATATCGTTCACAATGAGCCGCTTAATCTCCATAGGTAGACCACATCCGTTAAAAAGATTTATGATTGACTGTTCAAATTCTCTGATTTCTAAGCTGTTCATATTCCTTCTCCTATCCTATGAGATTGTATGCCTTAAGAGCATCTATCAAACTGTTAACTGTGGTAGCAATACTGTATGTGCTGGTTGAACTTGGTGATGCGATTTTGCTCACTGTCTTTTTTTGTGCACCATTGCTTCCAAAAAATCCAACATTTCCCAAACTAGATGCTAATTTAACATTTCCTGCACTTGTTATTGCAAAAGCAGTCGTGTCAACTAAAAGTGTCCCATAAATTTTGTGCGTATGTCCTATTGCAAGTTCTGTATCTCCACTTATTTTTACACTACTGCTAAATGCTATAGTTCCTCTTGATGTTTTTGGACTTATTGTATCAAAGTATCCTTGAGGCGCATTTACACTTCCAGTGGTTACAATTCCACTTGCTGTAAGAGTTGTACTGTTTGAACTGTATGTTGCTCTTACTCCTGCTCCATCCATTCCACAAGTATAAGAACCGTATTTCAGCACAATCGTACTATAATCTTGTGATGCTGACTGTAAATTGATAGTTCCTCCGGTTATATCAATGCTTTTTGCAGTAACTTTCCCATCAGCGGTAATAGAAAAGTTGGTAGAATCCAATACAAACCTATTCCCGGAAATACTTACCTGTCCGCTCTCAATGCTCAACTGCGAACTGACATCACCTTTTGAAACTTTCAACTTGATTTGGTCTGCTTGAACTGAGATTGCCGCCGCCAATTCTACTTCTGCATCTATTGCCCTTTTTGCTTCAAGTTCAATCTTCCCGGCTGTCTGTGTAATTTTTGTATCCAGTCCACTTTCAACATCCTTTATCTCAGACCGGGTCTCTTCAACATTACGCTCCAACTCATTAGTCTTGCCGCGGAGTTGAATTATACTTTTGTTAATTCCATTTACCTGTTCACTGTATTTTGGTGCTTTTCCGGTGGCAGATATGGTGTCTATCGGTTGTTGGATTCCTTTGTATGTTCTGCTCAACACATAGCTTTCTATGATTTCTTTAGCCGTATATACATTGACTGCTTCTCCAAGGCTCAAACAAGGATTTCCTATTTTTTCACAGTTATAAGGTCTATATTTTACAACTTTAATAACCTCATACAGATTTCTTGCAACCGTTTCTAGGGCATCTGCACCCATTCCATAAACAAGGAAATTATCTTGCAAAATATAACTGTTGTCGTTCTCGGTAATCTCTGTATCTGGGTAAACTGCACCAATATCATTTTCTGATTGTCTTATCTGCACTTTTGTAACTTTTTGGCAAACAAAATCTTCATATTTAACAGTTTTGTATTTTCCACCAGTAACCTTTTCTTTTTCAGAACCTTTTCTAGGGTATAATCCTTTCTGTGGATATAATCCTTTCTTTGGATATAAACCGGATATTATTTCTTTAAGGAAAACATATTCAAATTTTCCATCATGGTTAATGTGACCAAAGCATCCATTTATTGAGCAGATTGCTTCCATGACCGTCTGTCCAGAAAGTTCACTTGGCTTTATGGTTTCTGCCACTTCCATGCTGTCATTAGGTAATGTGGCTGCTACTTGCTCAACACCAAAATATGAAAAAAAACTGTCTCTGAACTGCTTTAAAGTCAGAGGAAACTTCAATCCGTTATACCAGGAAGATACTTCTGATTCTCCAATATCGTATATAACGTCATATGCCGTCACATTCCTGTAACGCTTATCATCTGTTGGTTTATCGGAAATGACACGGTATTTGCCGAAAATAAACGGTGCGTCAACATGTCCATTAATCACAACAGAAACATTTATCTGTTTCCCAATCATGCTTGTGAACACGTTGGAAATTTTGAATTTTAACTGTGATGCATTGCACTGTCCAAATGTAAGGTAATCATCATCACATAGTATTTCTTTTAATTCAAACTGTTCAAAATGGATTTCGCTGTTGGTGATTTTTACAGACTTGTCCTCTGTTTCAATCGTGATTTCCTTTTTGGATGCGCTTTTATCAAACAAATCCGCATAGGTATAGTTACTCATTCGCTACACCTCCGACAAATGAAAATTCTATCTGATTGTATTTAATCTCTCCGTCATAAGTTCCATAGATTGTAGGCTTTATATCAGCCATATATCCATATTGTGTGACATATTGACCTAAAAATGGAATGTATGCCGTGATATTACATCCCTGTTCCGTTGCATCAATAAAGTTTCTTCGTATCCCGGACAGTAACTCTTGCAAATCGTCATCCGTCAGCATCGCAGGCGTGGAAAAATCAACACTTAATGCTTTTAGCTCCACAGCATTTCTATGTACGTATCCATTTGCATCAGTCCACGGGTCTACATCTTGCATATTTACAGCCGGCTGATAACTTTCAGCGGCTATAAATCTTGACTGGTCAATAACGTAATCTCCAATTTTTAAAAGCCATCCTTGATATGCTGACATACGCTCACCGCCTCATTGCATAAAAATAGACAGCACCCATCCAGAGTGCTGTCTGTGTTAAAATACATATACATTCTTGTGTTTTTGGTTAAATTGCTCTTGACCGTATTGTCTTGCGGCAATTCCAATTTGATCTGTTGTTATTCCAAACTCTTTCTCAAGGATTCCTTGCAGTAGCTGATTATTCTGTTTCAGAAGTGCAATTTCCTGTTGTGCCGTGGAATTAATAGCATCTTTGATTCCAGTGATTTCAACTCCACCGGCAACCGCTGTTTTTCCACCTACTGTTCCGGCAATCTCCGGTATACCGTTCTCTCCTGCCATGAACATCGTATATCGGCTTGGAACGTAACCACCTTTTTCAAATGTAGGTATTCTTCCAACACTAATGTGTTGTATATTATTCGGAACTGCGTCACCAATTTTAGGTATTAACCTTGCTGCAGACATCAAACCATTAATAAGGTCTATGGCATTGTTTATCATGGTTTCTATTCCACTTATTACAAGGTTCAAAGGAGCTATTGCAACATTAGCTGCTGTTTTAAATGCTGTTCTAAACGCCGTTGGAATGTTTTCAAGCAATTTATTCCATTTTGTTAGTCCAAACTGCTCTGAAATTTTTTTCCACCAACTTGAAAATCCTGTTTGGTTCCACCATGTTGTAAAAGAAGTCCATTTTTCAGAAAGTGATGACTCTATAGTTTGACCCATTCCTTGCCACTTTTCCTTTGTGAACCAAGGAGATACATTTTCATTAAACCAGTTTCCAACAAGTGGTGCTATATTGATAAGTGCAGATGACAGACCAAAAGTATCTGACATATCTACTTTTGTATTTTTTATTTTATCAATTAGCCAATCAATTTTATCTCCAAAATCATCAAGAGTGCTATGTTTTGGAAGCAACATTGTTCCTGTCAAGAATCTATACAAATCATTATCTGTTATATCTTTGTATAAATCATCCCACGCAGTTTTTAATGTGGTAAAATCAGTATTTTTTAATGTATCAAAAAAACCATTTTCACCAAACCACGTAAAATTGTCGTAGTACTCTGCGTCTTCTGGGAACAATGCTTTCCCTAAAGATTTTCCTACATTAAATCCAATCTCCCAAGTAACAGCAGCTATTGCAATTGTCGGAACTATTCCTATACTTGATCCTAGTACTTTGGCTGATAACTTGTCCGATATTTTTCCCCATATGATATCTCCAACACCAGTAAACTTTAAAAGACCTATTGCTGTGATAATCGTGGTTTCAATCGGTGCAGCATCAAAACTTCCTTTCCATAGATCGATTGCCGCATCTATGGCAGTTTCTATGAAATTTCCGGCAGATGTAAAGATTGCTGTCCAATCCATTCCGTCCAAGAAACTACCTATGTGCCTTCCTATTTTTTCCCATTCAACAGAATCTATTGCTCTTGTGAACCAGTCAAAAATACCAGTTACCAGTTTGGAAGTATCCATTCCGGCAACTTTAAACCATGCATCAGAATCAAACTTAAATGCATACGCCAGATCTTCTATAATATCTTTTACTGGCTTAAACACCTTGCTTACTTTGTCAGCCCAACCCATAGCTGTATTCTGCATCTTGTCAAATGCTTCCTGCCATACTTTTTCGTATTCAGCAGTAGCATCCATGATTTCCTTGGTAAGGTCAATTCCTGCTCCACCAGCACCACTTCCGGAACCACTGGATTTTGGTGTGGAAATAACTTTCAATTTATCAAATGCTCTGATTCCGCTTTGAGCATTTTTTGCGCTTGTACCAACTTTATCCAGTGCATCTGCAGTGCCTTCCAACTCTTCATTGTACCCGGATACACCTTGACCGAATGACGAAAAGTCAATCTTGATTCCCAGCAAATTTGCCACACTGACAAGCAGTCTCTTAATCGCAATTACGACACCGTTAATGACAGGAAGTACTTTCTGCAATACCGGAATAAACAACTGACCCAGTACCATGCCGGCTTCTTTTACGTTGTTGGTAAACTGGCGAATCATGTTACTTGGAGAATTGATTGTATTCGCCAAGTCTCCCCATGATACTTTGGACTGGTCTAATATTGCCAGTAGACGCAACTGTTGTTTTTCTGCCTGTGACATTTCAGATACAGCCTTTTCAATGCCGTATTTGTAAGCATAAGTCTGCAGTGTGGCATTTGTGATATCAATACCATACTTATACAGTGCTCTTGACTGACCGATCAAACCGGACTGTAAGTTTGTTGCGACTGTACTGAAATCCACGTTAAACAGAGATGAAATGTCCCCGGCAAGCATTGTCATGGACTTTGAAATTGCCGTAGTGACTTCTCCGGTCTGCCCTAAAGAGTTGGTAATAGATGCAAGCTGTGAAGCGTACTGCGTAATCTCCTGTAAATTTAATCCCAGGTTTTTCATTCCGCTTTCAGAAATCAATCCACCGTCTACATCTACTTTCAGACCGGACATTTTACCAAGCAGTTCATTTACACGATTTCCGAAACTCTGCGCATAATCCTCTGCATTGTCGTAACCGAATTTTTCAAAGTCTTTGCCCCATTCCTTGCCGACTTTATTGAAAGCAACTGTGTAGTAGTTAAATGCTTCAATATAGTCCGTAGTTCCCTCTATGGATTTCCACAGGCTTTTAATTCCACGGATAACAAGGAAATACGTTGCGTAGAATTTTCCGAAAGCCGCTGCAAGGCTGAATGTGCTCTTCGTGGCTCTTTTTGCACTTGCCGTATAAGTGTTCAGATTTCTGCCTAAAGAGTTTGCAGCCCGACCTGATGCCGCACCAGTAGATGCCAGTCCTGCCAGTGCGTTTGTCATGCGGATAATGTTCTCGCTTACGTTTGGTGTGGTAGACAGAGTGGTGAATAACTGCTTCAAATTCTTTGCCAGTAAAGGAATGTTCGTAATCGCTCTGCCGGATGCCACACCGCCAAGTCTTGAAATTGACGATGCTATGCTTGCAATATCCCCTACTCCATCTACTTTGGTTCCTGCCATATCAGCAGAAAAAGTCTTCAGTGCGGATGAAATTCTGCTTAATCCGCTTGTATCTATTTTCCCCATTCTGTTAATAGAATTTGTCAGTGTGGAGATATTCTTAATTCCACTCGTATTCATGGAATTGGCGGCATTTGCAATACTCTGTATGCTGTTGGAAATACTTGTCAGTTTGGGCGTATCAATGGACAAGCTTCTCTGAAAATTCGTAAGGCTGTTTGCAAGTTTATTCAGTGCACTACTGGCTTTGTTCGCATCCGCACTTATTTTTATTTGAAGATTATCAATATCAATATCTGCCATACCGCACCGCCTTTACCGCAATAAAAAAAGGAAGTGTCAACCACTTCCAAGAAAAGAGCGGTAAGCTTTGACACCTACCGTTCCTAAAATTATTTCTTAAGATATTCTCTCGTAACCGCACCGCACTTGTAATCAACCTTGATTCCGACTTTCTTTTGGAATACTCCGATTGCCGTTGCTGTGTCTTTACCTAAAATTCCGTCAATGTTGCTCTTTCCCTTTGCATTCACCGCAGATAAGCAACCATGATGAATAAGTGAAAATTGCAACCACCGCACATCATCACCTCTCATGCAAGGAACTGTTTTCTTCAACAGTCTTGTCGGTTCTGCGTAAGGGTTGCTGTACGCTTTCGTATTGCCCTGTACGGCTTCTAATTCCTTGTACCATACATTCATGTCCACGTTTCCTACAATGCCGCCTACACGCCCTTTAGAAGTATACTGCCATCCTACCATGTTCGGTACTTGCGGTTGATACTTCACATCACACTTGCCGTTATTCTTGCCGTACCGTGCGATCCACATGGGATAACTCACACCGCCATAAGGCTTAATGTATGTCTTGTAAAAACTTTCCCCAGTGTATACACCGAACTGTAATCCTGCATCGGTGATGACCTTGCCGTAAGCATTGATAATAGGAATAATATTTTTGCCAAGGCCTTTCATCACGGCATCTTCAACATCAAGATATACTGTCACTTTTCTACCGTTAAGAATAGTAAGCACTCTTCTTGCATCAGAGCGTGATTTTGCAACCGTTGTAATATATCCATATTCATATACTCCGTGCACATGGACATTGTGCTCTTTACAACCTTTCCAGTTCTCTTCAAACTTCTTGTCCGGGTTCAAATCCTTGCGGATAATTTTAAGAATTGCGAATTTTACTCCACTCTGCGATACCTTGTTCCAGTCAATCTTCCCTTGATAGGAAGATACATCAATTCCTATTAAACTCATGTTTATTTCTCCTTAATCCGGACTTTCCGGTAATCCTTGCTCTCTTAATGCTTTAATTCTTTGTTTCATTTCCCATATTGCAATTTCTTCATTAGATTCCTTATAAGCCGGTTCTTTTTTTCTTTCTTTCATGATCGGATTTTTGATATACTCTGACTTTGCATTTTTACTAAAGCAATTGTCTATTGCTACACCAAATGCAGATATACCATAATTTCCAAACCAAGACCACATCTCTGTGTCTCTCTGCTTCATTTCTAACTTGTATGCTTCTGCATAAGGTTCTAAATCCGCAGGGCAGGAAGAATCTATATCTTTCACTGCAAATCCGTACCCTTTTGTGTATAAAAGCCACATAGGTCGTACTTCTTTACAGTATATTTCCCATGTTAGTTCTCTGACTTCTTCTCCGCTTTCTTGGGGTTCTTCTCCTGCTCCTGTTTCAGGAGCTTCGCTAAAAAACCATTTTCAAGCAACTCTCCTTGCACATCAGCAAACAACTTCTGAATATCAGATTCATCAGAATCGAAATAATCGTCAAGCATGGAATAAACCTCGCTTAACTTTGCTTCTTTCTGCTCTTTGCTGTAAGGGTCAAAACCGTATTCATCAGAGTGGTATTTCTGTAAACCGACAAGAATCAGTTCCGGCAGTAACATGAGAATGTTATTCACGGATTCAATGCCGTCTTCCTGCTTTTCAAGGTTTGCCAGTTTCTTAATAATGTTGTTCTTTACGGTTGCTTCGTAACCGAATTTAATGTTCAGTTCCTTTTCTCCAAATTTTACTGTCAGCATAATTTGTCCTTTCCCCAACATTTTGTTGGAAAGGAGCCGCCCGAAGGCGGCTCTCTTTTGCTTAAATCAATGTTTCGTCTACCGTTTCATAATTGTCAGCCACGGCAGTGTTATTTGTTTCTGACTGACTTTCTATTTTTTTGTCAGTGTAATTGCTGTGGGATAACCGTTTTCGTCTTCGGTTACTGCAACAGTGTAATTATCTTCAATCCACTTCGGTACAGTAGCCTGTGCAATGGTAGCAGTTCCGGTCAGATGATCGTCTGTTGCTTCGTCCGGTGCAAAACTTTCCTGACCGATAAATGCGCAAATACCCTCTGAACCTTTTCCGTCAGTTCCATACAGGATGATAAAATCGAGTTTCTTTCCCTCGTTTGTCACCATTTCATCCTTGTACTTTTTCTCAAATGCTCCTTGCACTTCCATACTGTTAGCGGCTCTACGACCCATTTCCTGCGTCTCTACCAAATCTTCCAGTGTAGAAGTATCCACCATGTTCTGACTTCCGAACGGTGAAGGAATACTTTTTGCTCTCATAAGCAATTTGTACGTTCCTGCCCAGTACTCACCAGCAGCGGCACTAGAACTAGGCTCTTTATAGGCAATTCTTGATTTTAAACCAGTAGCCATATTTACCTCCAATTTTGCATAAAAAATAGAGCCTTTCGGCTCTGTCAATAGTTACAATATATCATCAGCATCTACGTTTCTTCTGAACCGTGCAGTGCTTCTGTATGTGTCCTGCGAAGTATTATTGAACTCCGGCATGGAAGTTATTTGAAATCGCAGACGTTTGAAAAGTCCAGCAACCGTAGCCATGATAGCTTCGGCTTCTTCTTGACTTTTGTTGGTTATCACATCCACCTGGTATGATGCTGTGATTCCATTAACAGAACGTGCTTCAAGGTCTTGTCCTGTCTCTGTGAACGGCATAGCATGAAAGTACACCGTAGGGAATGTAGGGTCTGACAAATCCTTACTTTTGTCCGTCACATAAGCTTTAGGATGGCTCTGCCGTATCTTCATTTTTAAGTACGATGCAATCTTGACTTTGAAATCTGATACCCACTGATATTCATTATCCACTACCAAACACCACCTTTGCTGTCTGTGATACAATATCACGAAGTTCTATTGCAGTCAGGTACATAAATGGTCTTGACGGCATACCTTCTGTAAAATACCATTTGCCATCATCCGCAGGATAAAACCATCCATATCTTCCATCCGCAAGTTGCCTTATGGTTTTTCCGCTTGCATACTGCCAGTCAACACCTTCCGGTAGTTGATATGGATATGGTGACTGCTTCCCGACAACACCAGTACCAAACTCTACGAAAGCCGCATGGTCTGTACCGGCAACCACCGCCCAAACACCGCCACCCTTTACAGAGCCAACGTATTCCGCATGAATGCTTTGCAAAAGTTCCGATGTAAAGATAGCATCAATGTCAGCAATCTGCACTTTAGCAATCTCTACGCCCTTTTTTGCCAGTGTTTCAGCCAGTAGCCTGCATTTATACTCTAAACTATTTTCATAGTCTCTAAGAGCCTTTACAGCCGCTTGTATGGACTTTGGGTCAAACAGGTTAATGTTGATTGTCTTTCCCATATTTTCCTACCATTTCTTTGGAATAGTCACATCCGTGAATCCATACACCTTTTTCAGTGAAAATTCCATTTTCCAGTTTTGGAATAGTTAATTTTTCTTTGTCACCTTCCATAGTCAATCACCTACTTCACCGTCTTTTGCAACAAAAACAAATCTGCTGTCAGTCCCTCGTCTGCAACGCCTTTGACAACATAGTCCGCAGTCTTGTTGTCCACAAGTCCGTCATCGTCACGACCTACTTCTGACTTCTTCCAGATAACGTCCCCTGCCTTAATCGGCAAATATCCCTTGTCGGTAACAATCTGACAATACGAACTGGAATCATCAATACCAAATTCCTTTACCAGTACTTCCGACAGCTTATTGCTGATGTTGGCGGAAAAAAGGACGGGTTCTAAAAATTCCGTAATCGTTCCTTTAATTGACGGAATTTTTTCACCTGCCACTTCATCGTAAATAATGTTACCGTTTTTGTCACGGTTATAAATCGTGACTTTTTCTCCCTGCCGTGAGTACTTCATGTCCTGCTTGTTAATGTCAAGCATCTTTCTTCACCTGCTTGTAAATCTGATTTACACCAGTGCTTGCCAAACCGGAAACAATTCCGACAGCAATCGCATTCAGTACATCATTTGCCGGAAAATCCGGAATAACATACATTCCTACTACTCCGAGAATGCCACCAACAATGCCGACAACAACCGGGATGTAGTTATCCTTAATAACCGGAATCAGCTTCGCTCCAATACCGGCAAGATAGCAGATAACCACGATTGCAACACAAGTTCCTACCTGTGAAAAATCCATAATTACTTACCTCCGTTCTTCAATCTTATTTCTTTTATTTCTTCATACATTTTAGTTGCCATTCCATTTCCACCAAGCGCATGATAAGCATTGTACATCTCAACAAAGTTTTCATACGCATAGCTTGGAATTTCTCCCAACTTCATGTACTTATCGTGATACTCAATAAGTTGCACACGCAAAAGAAGCATTGTTCCCTTGCTGTTCGCATCCCTATCTTTCTTTTGCTGCTTTAGGAGCCAGACGATGTAGCCTAATAAAATAGGCAGAACAATCGTATACGTCTGTAATAAAAATTCTTTCACTTCATATCTCCTAACTGTTTATTTGTTGGCACACCGCCCACCACCCTTAAAGTGTGCCGCCTGCAACTTTATTACTGGAATCAGTAACATGGTCACGCACAATCTTCTTTTAATTACAATACCTTTGCAAATGGAAATACGCCAACAAACAGATCCTCTCGGTCTCTCCATGTTCTCGACACTCCATTCTCTGAATAGCTTGCCATGAAGTTTTCACCGGCTTGCGATCTGTCATACACGACAAGATTAACCACCACGGACTGAAATTTTTTCATATCCGCAGCAATCTTCTCTTCTGTGTAGCTTTCCGGGTACATTCTCTTTGCTCTGATGTCGGCTTCTGCTTGAATGATAAGTTGTTCCAAAAGAGGATTTTCTTCCAAATGGTCAAACACGACCTCGGAGCTTTCAAAATCACTTTTAGAATCAATATGAAATTGTTTCAGACGGATTTTTACTTGCTCCAAAGTCGTATATTCTGCCATGTGTTACCTCTTAAAGTTCAAACTTTTCAATTAGAACCTTTTTCAGTTCTGTGCCTGTAAGTGCTTCTGCATCTGCAATCCCTTGCTCTTTTGCAAATGTTTGCAACTCCGCAGTGCTCATGCGGTTAATTGCGCTCTTTGTCGGCAATTCCTTGCTTTCCTCTGCATTATGGTTTTCTTCCGGGATTTCATCTCCCGGAAGATACCAGGTGCCGTTGTATTTCACCTTATGGTCAAATTTCATCCGGCGCACCTCCTTAGTAGCACTTAATTACATAGGTGCTATCCATTCTCTCGTAGGAAGGCAGTACGATTTCTGATACTGTAGTCTTGGTTTGTACGGGATCCTCTGTTACGCTGACAGCAACAGCAACACCAGTATTCACAAGTCTTACATCTGCGGCAGGATTACCCATGAGTGTACGCTCTTCGGGAGTAGTGCCGTACCATGTACTACCCAGTGCACCGTTAGGAATAAGGGTCGCAAATCCATCAGGATAAAACTTATGAGCAGTTCCGCTTTCATCCTTGTACTGCTTAGTGTATACAATGATGCTAATGCCAAGTTCGGTAGAGAAAAGTTCCTTTACTCTCGCATCGGTCATAAATACATTTGCGGTTGTATTCTGTGCAAGAACAGCACTCTTGATCTTTTTGTTCTGTTTTAAGTAGTTCATGGTCTTCTTAGAGACAATCATGATGGAAGGTCTCTCGCCAGTAGCTTCTTCTACGGCATCAATGGCTACGGAAACATCATCCATAGGATCAGAGTTCTCGGTATCAGACCACTTATCGGTCGTAGTTGTAAGTTCTGCAAAGTTGTTGGCTTTGTAGGTTCCGTTAGGGTCATAGTTATAAGCGTAGGTTACACCGTCAGCCTGAATGGAAATCTTAGGAGATCCGTCACTGGGTGCAAGCAGCTGCATAATCATACGTTCAGGAACTACATCAGCACCTTCCACAAGAGTATTTGCATCATCAAAAATTCTGCTTAATACTTCTGCTGCGTAAGGGTCTGTGCTGTCCTTAATACGCATGATTTCCTGTTCGTCCTGTTCTTTGATAATCATAGATTCACGGAAGAATGCCATTTCTGTCTCTTGCATCTTGAATCCTTCACGGCTTCTGATAGTGGAAACTGCATCAAAATTAGATGCTTTCAGGGTAACAGGAAGTCCATTAGAAGTCTTAATCCACTTCAAATCCAGTCCCATTTTCTTCTTGGCGGGGAATAAGCCGGAACCAAGATATGCAATTTTATTACTTGCAACTTCTGTATGCACAAGTGCGATTGCTTTCGCATTGTAGGCATCTCTAATGTTCATTATTTCCTCACTTTCTACCGCTATCTTTCAGCGGTCAGCGGCTACATCTGTCTGTAGTCGGTTTCAGTTATTCAAATACAATCAGTGATAATCCTGTCTTTACACCATCGGCAATGGTAATACCTGCATTTGCGTTAGCATTTGCTTCATTTACACAGGCAAAAGCCTTAATGATAGTTCCGTTGGGGTTGCTATCGTAAACATCGTTAAGCAAAATACCTACTGCTGCATCATCGGTGCTTCCGCCATTTACTTTCTTTCCTGTCGCACTAATAGGATTACCAGCCTTGCACACACCATTAGTGAAAGCACTTGCATCCAGTTTAATAGGAACAAATAATTCACCGCCCAGCTTTCTCTTAAGAATTTCTAACTGGGTAGTTACACTTGTTTCAGAGAATTTCATTTTGTGTACCTCCTTATAAGTACTGGCTAACTACAGCTTCGGCTTCTTTGTTTGTTCCAGCTAAAGTCTTGCCAATCTTTTCAGCCGCTTTTTCGGCTTCTGTTTTTTTGTCATCTTTTCCACCGCCAGCAATTCCACCTCCAGGATTAGTAGATCCGTTTGCAATCTCCTGCTCCTTGGCTTGTGCCGCAGCAGTCTCTTTATCAGAGATAATTTTTCCGAGAACTTCGTAGTCAAAACTGCCGTCATCTTTGATAACCTGTGATGCCTGTTCAGCAGAAATGTTAAACTTGGATGCCGCATTGCTTCTCTGTTCCGCAATAGCCTGTGTCTTTTCAAGTTCTGCGATTTTTTCATTTGCAGAATCAAGGTCTTTTTGCAGTCTTTCCGAATCGGATAAACCCTTATCTTTCATGGCTGTGTATTCCTTTTCCATCTCACGCAGTCTTGTCAACTCTTCACTGTTTTTGTTTGCCTTTGCGTTTGCTGCCTGAACATCCTTGCTATTCTCAGCAATGATTTTTTCAATCTGTTCATCAGTCAAACCCATGGCTGTCAGTTCTTCTCTCTTCATAAATTACCTCCGTTATGTCCTACGAATTTTTATACGGTGCAACGACACCGATCGACATTGCCGGTTTATACGCTCACGGCATTGCGAATTTTTATAAAATAAAAACAGCTACCTATTTCTAGGCAACTGTCTTATTTTGCATTTGTTTTACAATTTCCTGTGCTTTTGCCATCTGCTCTTCCATGTTGATAATGTCAGCAGTTTTCCACAGAGCATCAAGGTAAGGTTTGGAAAGGTTGAAAGTCTTCTCGCAATCTCCCCAAAGTCCAACCGTTTTGATTGCAATAAGCGGATGAATACCACACTGCAGAAGTTGTAGTAATGTCTGCGACTTAGTATACATATTATCTTGTGGACTGTGGTTGATCTGCACATCAAAATCTCTAAGAGTGATTTTCAGATCCTCTTTCTTAATGCGAATAACATTCAGCGCAACCTTGGCCAGTCTCTTCTCTGCTGTCTTAACAACCGGATCCTTAAGCCTTGCTCTTGATTTTGAAAAATCCCATCCGTTTCTCAGCTCAACCGCACCCTGCGTATCACCGCCAGTGTTTCCTTGTTTGTTAGGTATTCCCAAAATCGAAAGTGCGCTGTCTGTTAAATCATCCTTGGAAACCTGTGTCTGCGTTTGGTCAAGTTCCTGTGACATCACATCAACATCAGACTTGTTATCCTTGTTAATGGACTTTACAACCAATGCATGGTTCATTTTCATTTTTTTGAACTGTTCTTCGTCAACTTCACAGTTTACAAATTTGTACCATGCCTGGATAAACTGCTCTATGCCGTCCATTCTGTTTGACTGCGTATTATTTGATGTTGTATAAATAAAGTTGACACCTTATTCTCAAGGAATTCATGTATAATAAAAGAGAATAAGGAGGAACTCTCAATGTCACGAACCCAACGTAAATACGACCAGGAATATAAGATCCAGGCTGTCAAACTTGCCAAAGAAATCGGCGGTGCTAAGGCAGCCAAAGAATTAGGTATCCCAGAAGGAACCATCCACACATGGCTGAAAGCAGTTAGAGCAGGCACATTGGATATTGGCGACGGTGCACATACTCCGGAAAGCGCGATGAGTCTTGCTGAGGAGCTTGCCATGCTCCGCAAACGCGTTAAAGATCAGGACAAAGAAATCCGGCGTCTGAAAGAGGAAAATGAATTTCTCGAGGAAGCAAGCGCTTTTTTCGCAGCCAGCCGTCGGAAGTCAGCAAGAACCAAAGAATGATGTTCATTGCCATAAAAACGAAAGACGGCGTGATTAAGGGAAAACTCTCATTCTATTGCCGGATGCTTGGCGTCAGCCGCCAGGGTTTCTACAAATATCTTGCTATTAAAGATCGCCCTTGGAAATATCAGGATCTTGCTGATGCCATGAGAGTGATCCATGCTGAGGATGAATGCAATGATACCTATGGACGTATTCGCATGTACCAAGCACTGCTCCTTAAGAATCCGACGGGAATCAAGATCCCCAGTGAACGAACCGTTTACAGGGTTATGGATGAAATAGGACTTGTCCATCGGCCAAAGCGCAAGCCAAATGGCATTACCAAGGCTGATCGGGAAGCACGTAAGTCAGATGATCTTCTGAAGAGAGAGTTCAAGGCTGATAAGCCACTTGAAAAATGCGTAACTGATATCACAGAAATCAAGGCAAAAGATGGAAAACTGTATGTTTCAGCCATCTTCGACTGCTTTGATTCCAGCGTTCTGGGACTGGCAATGGAAACAAACATGAAGGCAACTCTGTGTGAGCATACACTGGATAATGCCTATCTGGCGCATCCTGATCTGCGAGGTGCCATTGTGCACTCCGACAGAGGAAGACAATATACCAGTGAAACCTACCGTCAGGCGCTTTCTAAATATGGCATTATACAAAGCATGAACAGTGATGGTGGCAGGTGCCACGATAATGCTCGATGTGAAAGCATGTGGGCCAGAATGAAAAGCGAGCTTCTCTATGACCGCTACAATACGGAAAGCCTGACCACGGATGAGCTGAGAGTTCTTATTTGGAGATATTTCATCAGTTACTGGAACAACAGGAGGATCTGCTCTGCCAACGGTGGGCTTCCTCCTATGATTAAGCGTCAGAGATACTACCAATCTCTGGGCCTGGCTGCATAGGAAATGATATCTTTGAGATAAATGTGTCAACCAATATTGACAATATCAATTGATTGCATCCAACAGATCTATAACAAGTTCAATATCAGACAACCGCTCATGGTTGTTCGGAAATTCTACAATCGGAATACCACCAAATCCATGAAGTTTCCATGTATCAGGAACAACCGCACTGTTTTTTATCTTACATTCATAGGATTCTGTGTAGCAAAGTTTGTACCACTCTCCATTTTCATCTTTTAATTCCTGTACCGCCAAAATCGGTTCTTCGGAACTGCGGTTGTAAATGACAAACGTGTTCAGAGGATTAGGTGCAACCACACGGATAGGCACATCTCCATTCACAATCTGAATAGCTTTGAATGATGTTCCGGTTGCCGACTGCCACTCACCAGCTTTTATGTCTTTCTCATGCTTATTTGCATCTGCTAAGTACTCATTCAGTTCATCTACTGCCTTATTTACAGCTTCATCATCTTTTCTGCTGACAAACTGAATAGGCTCTCCGTAAGTCTGACCAACCTTGAACTGTACCCACTCATAAGCATGATTCTCAACGATTTTGTTCGTTATATCCTCATTTGACAGCTTTGTTCTGTATAGTACCGGTTGATCTCCTTTGTAGTACTCCCACAAGTACTTGATAACCGACTTATTGTAATTAAAAACACCTATGCAATCACCAACAACCTTTACAATGTTGTCTTTGGTTATCTGCTCCACATCCGTATATGCAATTTTTCTACCGTGACAACCCTTTACAAGGTCTTGAAATTTCATAGTGTTCATATTTTCACCTACATAAATGTCATTCCGCTGCTCTGGTCTCTTTTGGGAAGTTTTTTGATTTCACGTTCTCCGGTCTCCGTATGGTAAACAACCATCTTATCGCAATTCCGGCACTTATATGTCTTGTCGATGTGTGATTTTGAACTGCATTCACCGACCAACCTTCCGCATCCCGGACAGTACACTCTAATTTTTTGGTTAAAAATCATAAATACCTCTTTTCTGCGCACAAAAATACCGCCCACATAACGCAGACGGTATTTCCGGTCATTCACCTTTTAGGAGGATTAGAAAGCATCTTAAATATTTTCTTCAGTTTAACATTACCATTTTTTATATATGACATTCAATGACATTGTTCATTCAAATACCCTTCTCCGTATTTCTTTTCAAACTGTTTCAATGCAGTTCCGTGAAGTCTGACAACCTGTCTCCATGAATATTTCATTTCTGTTGCGATCACTTCAAAAGTTTTCTTTTCGATGTACCTTGCGAACAGAATATTGTATGTGTTTTCATCTTCCATGCTGTCTATCTGCTGTATGATTTTCTCTTTTTTATCGACAAGTTCGTCCACCATGCCATCTATTTTCCGTTCCATTTCATCAATTTTGGCATATTTTGTTCCTATTTTGTCAAAATTCGGTGTAGTCTGTACCCTTTCACCGCTTTGCGTAGCAGATATGCTTACCGCCATATCTTTGAGTTGTGCGATTTCCGTGAGTTTATTATTTATCATACGATTAAGGCGGCTTATCTGCCCTAAATATTCTTTGGTTGTCATATCAATACCTCCGTCCGAAAGAGAATGGGTTTTGAATTGCTTCTGCTCTTGCCATTCTTTTATTTCCGTAAATCATGTCACATAGTTGTGCCGTAGAATCTATCCCGTCATCATGCTTCATTTTCCCTTCAAAAGTAGCAGACAAAATATTTTGAAAATACTTTCTGTACTCTTTTGTTTGATATTTCATGTCCACAAAATGAAGTTTTCGTATGTCTGGAGCATGATTTTTGATTCTATCCATTTTTGCAGTCTGATTGTCTGCCGGATCATGACTTGTGTTAATAGGATATCCGTCTTTTTCCCATATCTTTTCACAATCTGTACGGTATGCTGATGTTGTCTTTGTTTCCTCAAAATGGACTTCTGCTGTCTTATTATTAAATTTATCTAAATGTCTTTCCATTCGTGAAGTAACTTCCGGTATGGTAATTTCCTTATCACCGTCATTGTAGACAACATCAGTGATATAATGTTCTCCGTCAATCTCATAGCAGATAGGCATTGATACAAAATCACCGCCACCATAAGCAGGGTCATTAGCTGCAAATATCCTATCAGGTCTTATTCCTTCAAGTTCTGCCGGATTAAAGAAATTCATCATATCGACATTGAACATCTGACCTTTTCTTTCAATAGGCTCCTGTTGATACTGTGCAAACCATGATGCCATATCGTCATTGTTCTCAAAAGATGCCATACGTCTTTTGTAATCAAGAGTTGTATATCCCAAATGATACGGATAATCAAAATTGCTATCTCCGTTTTCATTTAGTGCAGGAATAATAACCTCTCTGTGCCGTATGCCTTTGTATTCAGGATCATTTTGTAATAGGTCTAACCGTCTACCTTGAACGTCCTTTTTCGCCCAACGTGTTCCTATCCCCAACAATTTAGCCTTTCCAGGCTTAATTCTCGGCATAAAGTTGTTGTCGAATTTTCCCCATACAGTATTTTGCCTATCTTCACTCAATGCTTCATCAATACCGCTGAATAAGTCATCATAAACTCCAAGCCCGTCACAGTCACAAGCACCATTCAATGTTCCGTAAATGCTTCGCATGGTAAATGTTGGGTATGTCTTTTTACGGATAAGGTCTACTGTCAAATCTTTTCCATCAGTGACTAACTTTTTCTCAACTATGTTTGGATATATTTCAGCATATGTGTATGTCGGGTCTGTAATCATTTCTATGATGCCGTCATAGTAACCACCAGTAATTTTGTCCGAATATGCCGAATACAGATTAGACCGTTCCGGTCTGTTAGAGCCGAACCACAGATTACCCATTTTTACTATTTGTGTCTTACCGATTCGTCCGGGACAAAACACCATTCCTTCATCAAGCACATCATCGTACAAATCTTGAATAAGCTGTGCTACCTGCCGTAATGGATTTATTCTCGGCTGATAAAATCTCTCTTCTACCGGTCTGTTCTTTTCCATGTATAGCATGAAGCTTTCAAATCGGTAATGTGCTTCAATCAGAAGAGTTTTGTAATAGTCATCAACAAGGCTGTATTTTTCTTCATGTTGTTGGCTGTATTTTTCAAGGTCAAGTATTCTACCTCCTGTCCTTTCCATGCAAAAACGCTCTACAATGCCTTTAGAACGGTTTGTTATCTGTAAGCCATAAGTTATATCCTTTTCGCCATTTATAGCCACTCTGCAGGCTTCTATGTACGCATCAATGACCTGTTCATCAATTCCCTTGCGCTGTATGTAATTGTCATAGCTGTTTACTGCCGATATAAGGCTCTGACTTGCCAAAAGAAAAAGCACCTCCACGCTGTCGCAGAGATGCTTATAGACCTCTGCCTATAATTGTTCTAGGTTAGCGACCAACTCTATTTGTTAGCCGGTGATTTTGTTTATGTTAATTCATCTGTACGCCTTGTCATTTGAACCTGTGTTCCATTTTCATCTGTTGTGCATACAGTTACACCACTTTGTATGGATTGAAGAAGTCCTCATCTTTTCCAATTTCAAGATGCTTTTTCAATGCAAAATTTGTTATTCGTTCCCGATTAAACGAATTACTGACAATATAACTTGCAAGTTCTCCATCTTTCCATCCGTCCGTACTTGTCATAGAATCATAAATCTGCTTATATTCTCCGGTCAGCTTATCAAATTCAAACCAGCCTAAGTCAAGTGTCACTCCATAATCATAAAAACCCCTGTCACACCACTTTCTGACATAATACATTAACTGCTTATACGAAAATCCAAGCCTTTCAAAAATATTACCAATAGTTCTTATGCTCAATTCCCGATCGCTAGAATGTAATTTTCTTTTCTGCTCATTCAAGCAAGCTCTGAAAAATATTTCTTCTAATGGCTTCATTCTTCCACCAACTTTCTGCTCACACCTCGTATCCTGCCTTGCGGCACTGCTCCTTTATGGATTCCGGTAACTCAATCCCATTTTCTTTTACGTATCGAACCATTTCCGCTAATTTCTCATTGCTGATTTTTTCTATAATTTCAGAATCTTTCAGTCCTGATTCTCGCAATTTTAATATATCGTTCCATTTTGAACCGTTTATCTTACAACAGTAGTCACGACTATATAAAACGTGACTATGTTTATCAAACATATTTGTGCAGTCAAAAGCAATACCAGATAATCTTGAGCAAAAATGGGCGTTTTGGCAACAATCACATTCCGTATCTTTTTCAACATACTTTCTCGGTTTATATTTCTTAAAATCTTTGCATTCAAAATCTAAATCTGTATCATTACCTTTTGTACACTCATAAATGGGATATTCGTCCCCTGTTTCTTCGTCAAAAGAATAATTGACAGAACAGTATTTGCAAGCAGAGCAGTCTCTAAACATATTTACTCATCCTCTTTTAATATCCGCCATTATTTTCACTGAGCCATTCTTTCAATGCGACATGCGCCCTTGCAAAACATAATTCCATGTCCGTATCATTTTCATGTACGAGAATCGCATCATCACCATCTCTTCTACACTCAGGATAGTCGTTTGCGCATCCTCGTTTGTAAATATAGATTCCCCAGTCACATATCTTGCTATATGTTATTTCAAGATGCATCGGAAAATCTTGTGTCTTTTCATCAAAAAACTTTAAGAAATCATTCATCCTCATATCCTCCGTAACCCATGCAGACGGAATCGAACCGCCGACACACATCCTATGCGGATGCCGCTCTTCCACTGAAGCTATGCATGGGAATCGCACAGTAAAACCTTTTATGGCTTGCGCTTGCCATAACCAAATGTGCACCGCCTACTTGTCACTGACTATCCACACAATCTCACAGTCTTGTCTGTTCTCTACTTCATAGGCTTGGTTTTCGCTAAACATATGTGGCTTACGTTTTAGCTAGGGAATAGTTGCCGTGGGAGTCGAACCCACCCGACCCAAACAAGGTACGACTACTTTTGAATCTGCAAATTCTACTCGCAGAAGTGTTTTTCGTTAACCGATAATGAGCAACTACTATCCATACATCTCCCATCGACCTGAACTATTGCAGTAGTGCCAGACTAAGTGGAGATAAAGATAAACACGCCCGGAAAGTATCGAACTTTCGTTAGAGGTTTTGGAGACCTCTTTCTGACCAACAGACAGACGTATATAAAGTTTTCACGATTTTTTGAAACTTGAAACGGTCAAACTTTTTCATTGCTTTCCAAAACAAGAGGATTTGTCACCACCTCAACAAAGTTACTTTCTAGAATTTTCACTTCTCAATAGCAACCACTGGTCGAATCCTTCATCGACGCACGCCGTACACAGGATTTGAACCTGCAAGCCTTTTACAGCCAACGGTTTTCAAGACCGCTCCCTCACCACCCGGACATACGGCAAATATAGCAGTGTAGTGGAACTGCTATATCCGAAATTGCTTTTGCCACTACTTTGTACAATCTCATGCGGACTTTCTATACCGCTTACGGCAAACCTTTTCCCAGGTTGATTGTCGTAAGTTTAGCGCAGATACAAGGACTCGAACCTTGACAGCATTTCTGCTGGATAGCTTAGCAAGCTACTGTGTTACCATTACACCATATCTGCGTATCGGTGGTTTTTTACTTGGTTATCACCACCCAAGGATCTTTTAGTCAGCCGCAAGCGGCTCTATCAAGTTCCCATGAGATAAAACATTAACCGGTGTATTTATCCCCTATGCTTCTGTAATAAGCATACTCGGAGTGTACTTGCAACAACACCTATTGGGATGATGGGACTCGAACCCATACCCCACGGCTTAGAAGCCCGTTGCTCTCTCCATTTGCGCTACATCCCAATGTGCGTTTCCATAAGCTGTATGCCTACATTTAAGGCGCTGACGCAGCGCAACACTTATGGCTATTTTTATTTTCGCAGGGCATCCGCCAGTTACCTGCTAGTTGGTTGCGATCCAACATCGTGGGGAAAGAAGGAGTCGAACCTTCGGTGTTTCTAATGTCACGGTTTTACAGACCGCTGCAATCGCCACTATGCATATTTCCCCAAAACCTGTGCCGTATAACCACGACTAAACTTCTGGCACACCTATCTGCTACCTACCGATTATTGCAATCACGGTATCGTCTTATCGACGCAGATAAAGTTTTTCACCGCTATATGGTTGCAAGGCTTCAAGCGGTTACGTGGAAAACCCTCACGAGCCTTGCGACGGCTCTTAACAGCATTCCGCTATGAGGTGAAAGGAGTATTCCATGTAGGTGGAATATTCGCAGATGGCAAAGACCGAAAGAAGAAAACATCTGCGAAACAGGACTACCAGGATTCGGACCTGGGATGCAGCAGTCAAAGTGCTGTGCCTTACCGCTTGGCGATAGTCCTAAGCTCCGGGAGAAAGACCATCTGCTCCCGGATTATTTTTGTGAAACACCCTATCTTTATCTAAAAAAAATTGTCACGCCTGTGTACGGTACTTTGAAAAACTTTGTGTTGTCAAACGCATTATTCCATTTTTCGTTTCCCACACACAGGCTACATACACTCTTGATGCCTTGATTTCTCTGCCACATATCCAATGCCAACACAACACCGGATATTCGGCAATAACAATGGCTTTATGAATTTAACCCATTCAACATTGTGATATGGGATAATTCGCATAATCTCCGGTAACCACATAAATTATACCCACATAAAAGTTATTCCAAAAACAAGAAACATTGCGAATGCAAATAAAATTATTCCGTCTAATGCTGTTTTCTGTTTAGGAGCATAAAATGCACTTGCTATTGTGAAAAACGCCATTACTGCGGTTGTCATTATTTTTAAAATCATGAATCCGATCATTTTTTTTCGTCCTTCCTTCAATTTCATCAATCATTGCCATTACCAGTGATTTAGTAAACTGGCTATTGTTGTGCATTTTAATCAGCAGATTGCCTTGCCGGATAAGATACGACCAGTCATCATCCGTTTTCGGATTAGCACACTCTTTATGTATTTTCCAAACCTCTGTGTAGATCTCTTTAATCTCCGGTGGCAATTCGCATTTCTCCTTAACTGACAAATCTTCTTTAGGCTCTTTATCAAGTCTGCTCTTTTGGTGCTTCATCTGACAGCTAACCATTTCCGTAACGTTCTCACGGTCTCTCTTGATTCCGTGACCTTGCAGAAACAACTCGCATTGCAGGACTTCACCGCATTTTGAACATTCGTCTTTTATCTCTTTCCCAAATATCTGCATACGCTTAATCTCTACCAGTGACTACTGCTCTTAAAAATACTCCGATGATGAATATGATATATACCCATGCAGGAGCATGTAATTGAACCAGTATCCATGCTAAAACTATGTAAATGAAAATCATGTGGTACACCTCCTAAGGGTCTTTTTGTTTTTGAGGAAATTTGAGGGACTAAGTAGGGGCTGTTCGCTGGTCCTGTCAGACCCCCTCCCCCGGTGTGCTATGCGGCTTTTCAACTATGCGTTAAACTATTCTTTCACGCAGTCTTTATTGACACATCCTTAACTATCCCATGTTTCCGCATGTTTTTGCTGTTGTTGCTAATCATTCGCATCTATGTTGTTACTGTCATACGCTCCGGAATCGGTCAACATTGATGTATTTTGTCCATTTGCACCGCCTAACTGTGGCAAATCCGAAGCGGTTAAGGCTTGCTTGCGGTTCTGCTGCTCTCTGGACACGCCAGGAAGATTCCACCCGTAATGCCTATTCAGTATTGCCAGGATTCCAACAGGGTTTCGCTTTGCCGTGGCAAGTTTTGCGCTCAAAGATTCTTCACGGAAATCCGATATCTTTTTGCCGATGTCAGAACTTAATGGACTTGATTTCGTTCCCTCGTCTCTCCAAGTAGCTATCGTATATCTGTCTATACCTGTTAATAAGCTAAACCCTATTGCAGATACTTCTTTGTCATACATCATACACATATATATATAATAATCACATATACGATTAATTAACTTATAGTTATAAGCGTTATAATTACTATAACCACCTAAAAACCCGTCTATATTGTGCATCTCTTTAGATTTAAGACAATCCGGATCATTAAAAGCATGTCGTTTGATATACATAAGCGCAGCATTCCAAACGCTTTGAGACTCTTGTCTAATATCATCGATTTTCTGATCCTTGCAGAATTGGGAAAGATATAGCTCCATGTCATTCTCATATACCTGGGATGTTTCTGTATTTTCAACTTTTTCCATTTCTGCTCCTCCTGAAAATCTGCAATAAAAAAATCACAAGCATCACTCAATAAACCTATGTCTTTTGATCTCCTCCACAGATCAGGTAAAACATAAATTTACAAAAGTGATCAGCTAGTGACTTCTGATCGGTTCCGGTCTGTCGGCTCCGGTGGTCTTGGTTACAATCTGGGCGGATGCATATCCAGAGGGGGTTGGATTTGCACCGCTGTCACTCGCACCGTGTTAACGTCGGCTCCCTAACTGCTTTTATCATAACACAAGACCTATTTATAAATCCACAACAACCTTTTACACATTTGACAATTTGTTATTGTGGTATGCCTACCGGTGATTCTGAGCATATAAAAATCATTCGATTAAAAAATATCATCCGTGTAAATTTGACAAATGGGATTTTTTAACAGACAGACAGGTAATTTTTGCAGATGGGTGTATGGTGGCAGCCGGTCGGCTCTAGTATTTATATATACTTGGTATATCATTGCCTTTCTGCTCTTATTTACTTTTATTTTATTTAATCTCCTTTTATTTAATCTAATCTATATTAATCTGCGTCTACAAAATGTCTACAATTTGTCTACAAAATTTAGCACGTTAAAATGTCGCAGTGAAAATAGATCAAGAAAAGCAGGCTGTTAAACCTGCTTAATTCCTGTTTATGCTATTGCTCTTCCCGTTCTTCTGATCCGTTCCGCTCTCGCTGTGATCCGGTCAATTAACACCCTGTCACCGTATGCGGTCTTGCTGGCTAATAACTCCGGGTCTGTCATGTTCTCCAGTGCTTGGAGCGTTTCCGCTTGCACCGTCTCCAGTGCCTGGAGTTCTGCCAGGTTAAATTCTTTCAGCCGTTCGGATTCCGTTGTTTCCAGTTGTTCCCGGTAGTACTGGAAGAACTGCCGGACGTTTGAACGGATCCGGGCGGCTTTCTTTGCTGTGATCTGCTCCGGCGTTCCTTTCATGTCGTTCGCTCCTTTCGTTTGTTTGTAATTGTATTATACATTACTCAATTTATTATGTCAATACATTTTTATAAATTACTCAATATTTTTCATTTTTGCTTTTATTGCCTCTAATATATAAGCGTTTAGGCTTAAGCCGTCCTTTTCTGCTGCTGCTCTCACCTGGTCCCTATATCCATTTGGTAGCATGACAGATACCCGATCATATTTAGATTTGTTGTACTCGTTTTGCTTGTTGTAACGCTGTTCTAACTTTCTTTTTGCTTCCAATAATTCCATTTTGTGCACCTCCTTTTTACTTATTATAGTATACTCAATTTAATTTATCAATATATAACATTCTTTTTGTATAAATTACTCAATTTATTCATTGTTTAATTGTGCAATATGCTATTTTGTAAAATATTACTCAATTTATATTGACTTATGCAATTACTCAATATATAATAGCATTAACAGCAGAAAACAAAAGCCGCCCGGCATCCTACCAAGATCACCCGAGCGGCACCCAAAAAAGAAAGGCACCCAAATTATAACACGGGTGAAAAGGTAAAGCAATATGTATAACTATTTAGAAGCTATGAAAAACGACATTACAGAGTACATCAACGACAACATCAATTTAGCAGATTATGCAGACCGTGACGAGCTGGAAAGCTACTTAAATGATGAGCTTTTTACAGAAGACAGCGTAACCGGAAACGCAAGCGGATCTTACACTTTCAGCAGAGCACAGGCGCAGGAATATATTAAAGATAACATTGATCTTTTAAAAGATGCTTGCGAAGAGTTCGGAACAGATGCCGCAACGGTTGGAGAATGGTTTTTATCTGAGGACTGGGAAAAAATGGACGTAACAATTAGATGTTATCTGTTAGGGCAGGCAATCGCCGAAGTTTTGGACGATATGGGGGGAAAAGAATAAGAGCATGGAGAATTTTATATTACTAATTTTTGCAATGCTTGCCGGGTATGTGCTCCGGTATTATAAAGAGTTAAGCAAGTAAGACAGGCTTACACCGGGGATCATGCCCCGGCTTGCTTTTACCCGGAAACGGGAAAAATTGAAAATATGGAGGAATTACGCCATGAGCGAAAACGAACGCAGAAAAGAAGAACTAATAAGACGACTGGACAACCTCGAAGCCTGCAAAGATAACCCGGTATACCTTGCAGAGATAAAGGAAATACGCAAAGAGCTTGCAGATATAAACTGCGAACAATAGCCGCCGCAGAGGATGCCAGCCGGATCACTACCGGCGGCGGTTTTATGGGCGAATTATACCCAAAAATTAAAAATAGGAGGTTACCATAGGATGAAAGAAAAGAACCTTGAAAGACTTTACAATCTGTTAGAGCGTGCGGAGCGAGAGAAAGACACGGAGACAGCCGCCGCCCTGCGGTGGGCAATTTTTGAACTTGAAAACAGATAAAAGACGGTTGCAAGCCGTCTTTTTGTCGTGTTCTGGGTGAAATGCTACCGCTTTATGTGGTCTATTTGTGCTACTCTTCCACCTGATCCGGTCAGATCCTGCGCCCGGATATATTGACGGATTGCGCTGTTTTGGTGTACAATTAAATATTACAAGGGGGATTTTATAAAAATGCGAAAAGTGGGAATCGGTCATGTGTATGACATTATGGAGAGCGTAGCGGATGCTGGGGAACGGCTGGAAACCGTCATGCGGGTTGAGACTGCCGCCGGTGGTATGTCTCCGGAATCTGCGGAGCTGTTGCGGTCTGCGTATGATTCCATGCTTTCGGCAGTCGGAGACCTTGCGAAAGCTGCGACACGGTGACACGTCCAAAACGTGCACTGCAGAAGTGCACAGATGTTCCACACCTTGAATCGGTCTGAAAAAATCTGCGAAAAACCTCTGAAAACGGATTTTTCAGCTTGAAAAGTGCTACCCCGGGGGGTATTTTGAAAAAGGCATTATAATTTTGTCGAAAATTTTTCTTTCAAAAACCTCTGAAAACGAGATTTTCGGTTGAAAATACAGACCTACGGGGGTATCAAAAGAAACACATTAAATTTTTTTCAATACTTCACATCTATTTATCGACAGAATATCACAAATGTGTTAAAATTTTATAAAATTCAAAATGAAAGGGGTAATTACTCTATGAAACAAAGTGGTTTAGGAATTGCTTCGATGATTTTAGGAATCATCAGTATTTTGACAGCTTGTATAGCTTTCGGAATTGTGCCGGGAATTATAGGTGCTGTTCTTGCTATCATTGCACTATGTCAGAAAGACAAGAAACACGGCACTGCTATCGCAGGACTGACTTGCTCTATTATCGGAATTATTATTTTTGCCATTATGGCATTGTTTGTAAATAGTGTATCCGATAGTAACAAGGAATCTACCGGCACACAGGCATCTGTTTCTGCAATACAAGAAAGTTCTACCGCAGTATCAGAAAGTACACCGGAATCAAAGGTTGAAGAGGTAGAAGCACCCAGAGGTACTGTTATTTCTCCCGGTTACACATTCGATGCGGACGGCTTGCAAGTTACTATTAATGATTTTGACCTTGACTACACTGATTATGAGGATGAATACGGTTGGAACGCTCCTGCTGATGGAACAAAATACATTATGATTGATGTTTCCTATCAGAACAACAGTAAAGATGATAAGTATGTAAGCATCTACGATTTCCAGTGTTACGCAGACGATACAGATTGTGAACAAAATTACAGTGTTGTGGATAACTCTTCTTTGAATGCGAATCTTTCAAGCGGCAGAAAAACATCTTACAAGATTGCATTTGTAGTTCCGCAGGATGCGCAGAGTATTGAACTGGAATACGAAACAAGTTTCTGGACGGGTAACAAAGAAGTTATTAAATTACAATAGAATATAGGATTTTAAGGGCACCCTTGCGGATGCCCTTTTCTATGCCATTCTTTCCATGTATCCACTTATCAATTCATCAGCCAGCGCAAACACTTCTCTTCCGTAGGTAGCCAAAAAGTCGGCAACAATCTCTTCCGTCTGAATATCCATAGTCAAATTGTAGGATAGGCAGAACGCATGGCACAATTCATGGCACAGCACACGATCATAGAAATTACCATGAATCATATTTGATATGTAAATGTCTCTTGTGTTTCTATCTGTCATGCCAAACGTATATGTACCATCAGAACGCATCAGCATAGGGCTGTGACTGCCTACGATCCTTAAATTCCAGTCCATTCCATTTATCGTGAACAACTTACCACCTCCAACATAAAAGGGGCTAAATAAGCCCCTTAAGTGTTTTAACCGATTTTTGTTACCAGTGCAGACAACTTGTTCCGCAGTACCGTCTTTTCTTCCGGTGTTGCATCGTTGATGATCTCCGTCATGTCGTTTGCAAGTTCGGTCATGTATGTGTTCAGGTCACGGACTTTTGCTTCTTTGTCCTGCTGTGTATTCGCCTTATGCAGTTCCTTATTTTCCATGTAGGTTCTGCGGCTCATGCCACTCCTGCCCTCTCTTGCATCACGCATACCGGATGAAGAAGTTTCCGTGTAATACATACGCCCCATGTCTCTGTCCATGTCACGGTGATACATTTCCGGGGTCATGTGGTAATAGGGTGGCTCTTCATAACCTCTGCGGTAGGTTCCACGACCTTTAGGTGCAAATCTGCCGTCAGCATAGCGGTAATGGTCATAGTACCGTCTGCTGCCATCCCCATAACGTTCAAACATTTCCATGACTTCGTCTGGGTCATAGTCCTGCATGGTTTTTGTCAGCTCACGGTAGTACATGGCTTCTGACAAATCTTTCATCATATCAACGACTTTTCCCATTTCGCAAGTATCTACTTTGTCGATACCCTTGTCAAACTGCGTTTTAGCGCATTCAGAAAGTTTTTCAATCATTTCATGCATTCTCTTAACATCCAATTTATTTACCTCCATATTCTGATATAACTTGTTCTATATCTTTTTTGTTTACCAATATTTCTTTTAATAAAATTTTATAATCGATCTTTTTATCTCTTGATATTAGTCTCAAATCTACTTCTTTCCCGTTGTAATACGTTTTGCAAAATCCACTTAAATTCATAGCAATTTCAAAAGGAAGCTCTAAGTTGCAAACCCTATGGTACATAATTCCATATTTCAAATTGTGGATTTCACATAACTCACTTAATGTTTTTCGCTCTCCATTGTAATCAATGTAAATGTTTCTTCTTGTATTGTTGCATTGCTCTTTTTGCGTAATCCAACGGCAATTTGATGGTTCATAGTTTCCGTTAAAATCTATTCTATCTATGGACAATCCATTTTTATAACCATTCTTTACAGACCAGTTATAAAAATTTTGAAATCCATTTTCACCTTTCCATTCCGAACAGACCTTAATGCCTCTGCCACCATACCACATATATGCCGTTTCTTTTTCGTTTTCGCATCTTTTTCTCATAGAACACCAAATTTTAAATAATTTAGTACCGCTCATTTTGTGTGTAGTTAATTCTTCTACATGGTGCTTTCTGTTTTCTTCATTAAGGCATCCGCAACTCTTGGTGTATCCACCTTTGATTTTTGAGCTTTCAACAATTGTTTCTTTTCCACAAGAACACTTACATTTCCAATATGTCTTTTTGGTGTTCTCCTTATATACTCTTTCAACAACTGTCAGGCGGTTAAATATTTTTCCTGTCAAATCATCAAAATTATATGGTGTATTTCCTTTCTTAAAAGCCATTTCCCAATCTCCTTTATACGTATATACCATTTTACGTATATTATATCAATTTTATAACTTTACGTCAATACGTATTTATGGTAGAATACACTTAAAAAGGAGGTCTTAAAATGTCAAAAATCAAATTCACAACAACAATGGAAAGCGAATTACTGAAAAAGATTAAAATTCAAGCAATCAAAGAACACCTTCCTGTATCAGCAATACTGGAAAGACTTATTAAAGAATACTTGTCAAGCCTGCCTAATAACGATTAAATTAGAGTTCTGAACCTCTACTGCCTGACTTGATGTATTCATTACCGAAACTGTTGAACAACAGCATCTTGGAACGTCAATATATGCTTGTGAACTAACATTCTGTAAATTCTCTGCTGCTGCCGGAGTTACAATCATTCTTGTGGACTGTAAAGGTTCCCTGTCTACTGCCAGCGCAAGGGAAATTTCCTCAACAGTTCCACCAGTGGGAATCTGAATGTTGCCGGAATAACTTACAAGGAATCTTGCACGGCACTGATTAGTGATACCTCTTAACTTTACAATTCCGGATCCCTCTCTGTGAGTGATACAACCACTTCCATTTACGGCAGTTTCGGTAAAAGCAACGTCCGCTCCTGCTGCCACAGTCTGTAATGCTACTGCTGTATATTCAGCCATAATAAATACCTCTCTTTCAAAATCAAAGGGGCAAACCATATAGTCTGCCCCATGTTGTCAGTAATTCTGCATAGCAGACATAACCTTAAGGTTAAGTTACTCGATATGCAGTTTTAGCATCCGCAACCAGTGTTACATCCGCATCCGTAATATACGTTAGGGTTGGGAACTTGGTATGCAGGAATGGGTGTAGGGTTCACAGCGTTGATGATCTGCTGTGCCTGTGCACTCATGGCAGTGGTCAGAAGAGCATTCTGACGATCCTGAGAAGCGGCTCTGCGCAGATCGTTGTTCTCTGCCTGCAGAGTAGCGATCTTATCCTGACATAAGTAGTCAAGGATTGCTCTTGTACCGGCATTCTGGCTGTCGATAATATCACGAGTGTTGTTATTCATGGTGTTCTGCAATGCGCAAGTATTCGTTGCCATATTGTAGTTTACACCCTGGATAGCTTCACGGGTATCGCAGCAGCACTGCGCTAACTGTGCCTGTAAAGCATTAGCATTCTGCATTCCTGCTACGGTGTCGGCATTGATAGCCTGTTGGATGCCATAGCCAGTCTGTAAAATGTTGGTATTTACGCCATTGAATCCGGTAAGCATACCGTTGTTTACAGCGTAAAATCCGTCACACAGACCGTTGTTGATTCCGTCCAGTTTACCGATGATAGACTGGGTGTCGAACCCTCTTTGCAGTGCAGAATCGGTGTAGTAACTGGAATTAGAGCCATTACCGCCCCATCCATTACCGCCCCAACCGCCAAAAGCAAAGAAAAGGACAAAAATAATAATCCACCATGCACCATCGTCACCCCATGCACCGTTGTTTCCGTATCCGCTGTTGGCAGGCATAACAGGCATGGTAAAGGGAGTATTGTTACTCTCAAACATAATTTTTACCTCCATATAAGATTTTTTATACTTAATCTTGCAAGAATTTAGTATCTACTTCATGGGAAATTGACGCTTGAATTTTTCAAATTCTGAATCAAAATCCATACCACGTTCCTTGGCAATATTTCTTCCTAACTGCTCTACTCCGGCAAAATCTCCTTTTTGAGCCATACCCATTATATTTTTAGCCATAGGGTTAGACATGATCTGGCTGTTCCCCATCATATTTTGGATAAACTGCCGGGGACTTCCCATTCCTCTAAGCATCTGCATAGGATTCATCATATTCATTCTGCATCATCCTTTCTTTGCGATTGTGGAGTTTTTCTTTGCGATTGCGAAGATTTCAACTGCTCAATCTTTTGCTCCAGTTCATCGAAACGCTTCATAAATACCGCTGTGGCTTCGTCTGATAGGTCAAATTTCGCCTTTTCTGTGTCAGACGGTAAACTATTAGGGTCTGCATCTAAAACAGGCTTGTAGAGCCTTGTATAGATTTTCCCATCTGCTCCCCAGGATTTAGCATAGATCTCCGACAGGTCCTGCTTGGGGAAGAAAGCTGTGTTGCCATCCATAGGAACCTCATTCGGTGCTATGCATTCTTGTGCCGGTACAATACGACCGTACATCTGTACTGCGTTTTGCTGTGGCTGTTGCATAAACTGCTGTGGCTGGAACTGTTCCTGCTGTGGCATAAACTGTCCGTACATAGGTGTTCTATACTGCGGATTGAAATAGTTCGGATTCATAATCGGCTGTGGCATGGCTATTCTCCCTTTCTTCCATTGATTCTATCTGTTTCGCAATTTCAACTTCATCAAGTGTCTGATATGTCGGCTTGTTCATAAGTCCCAACGGACTGAAATTCATAAGCATTACCCGTTTCTCCTAAAACTTCCTCGATCACATGAACCATGATTGATTGATACTTAATCGGCACTTCCCTTGTACGTTCTTTGCTGAATATATGTTCCAGTGTTTCATCAGAAAATTTGAATTTTCCCATAAGGTCATCCCTCCTTATGCTTAAATTTTGGCATAAAAAAAGTCGCATATAGTGACACATATACGACACTTTTGCGACAAGCAAAAAAATATGCAGTTTTAAAAGTATGATAAATACGGCATTAGCACATCCTATTGCCACTCCGATAACAATAGGTTCTGCTAAAAATTCTTTAATTGAATTTCAACATCACCATTGACAATCACAATCCTTGATATTATGCTTTTTAATATATTGTTTTTCTCTTTCTTGTCGATATGCGCCCACACATCGGCAAGTTTTTTTATGTTCTCGTAAACAACTTCTTTCTTCTGACTGTTTCTTTCGTTTTTTTCTTCCTCAGTTATCTTTACTTTCATTTCAGAAATGCTTTTTTCAGTGTTCTTAATCATTTCTAAAACTGTGTCATTTCCATCGGAATAAAGAACATATAGCCTTTTTAATTTCACCTGTTCTTTTTCAAATTGTGACTGCATTATTTCAAGTTTGCTTTGCTTTTCAATAGGCTTACACTCTGAAAGATTTAAGGATATTTTTAAAATTTCACTTTCTACCTGTTTTTCAATATCAGCAGCCCATTCCAAAGAATTGTTACAGTCTGGATTGAAATTAGGCAAATACTTCATTGCTTTATCACGAGAACAGCAATATATTTTATGCTTTCCGTGCGTCCACTTCTGATACCGCATCTTGCATCCACACACACCACAATAGCACAATCCTGTTAACAAGTTGGCATCCGTATGACAAGCAGTTTTGTTTTTCCTACGTGATTTTCTGATTTCCTGTGCAAGTTCAAACCTTTCTTTATCAAAAATAGGTTCATGAAGTCCTTGATATACATTCCCTTTATATGGGATCATACCTATATTGACAACTCCGGTAAGCACATTCCTGACAAGTACCTCACTGTGAAATCCTAATGATTCCTTGATATATAAATCAGAATAACCACCAATAAACATATCAAGTGCTCTGTTTGCTTGTTCCTTACGTTCTGGTATAGGAATGAGTATTCCTTTCTCCTTACTATAATTATAGCAATACGGAGTATTAGCACCACCAATCCAGTAACCTTGTTTGATTCGCTCCAACATACCGCCACGCATACGAAGCATCATAGTATTTTTGTCAAGTTGTGCAAAAACAGCCATCATCTGTGTGTATGCCTGCTCCATAGGACTGTCATAACTTACACTGTCATGGACACATTTGAATAACACTTGGTTTGGTTGAAAAACTCTTTCAATTATGTACAAACCATCGATCATACTTCTTGAAAGCCTGTCTAATTTGAACGCAACAACACATTTAACACGTTTTTTTATGCAGTCGTTAATAAGTCTTTGCAGTTCCGGTCTATCCATATTTGCTCCGGTATATCCATCATCAACATACCAGTCAGATACAACCAGTTCATTTTTCCGGCAAAAAAGCTCTATGTCTCTTTTTTGACTATCAAGACCGTTGCCTTCTTCTGCCTGTTTTTCCGTGGAAACACGCATATATGCGACACATTCCATTTTATTTACACTCCTTTCAATATATAAAGAATGTGCCGTATTTATCATACATACGACACATTCTAAAGCCTTTTTACAATGGTGTCAACAGCATATGGATGCTATAATCTCAATAATTTCTTTTGGCAGAGAAACATCTTCAATATCAACATCTTTGCCGTCTTGTGTAACTCTAACCATTTTTTACCTCCAGTCTGTTTATTTTTTCATAAACCTTTTTCGATATTCTGTTGACCGTTCTTTCACATACATTAATTTTTTGTGCTGTTTCTGTAATAGTTTTTCCGCAAGAAAGCATTTTAAACACTTTCTCTTCCTCTTCCGTGAAATTGGCGTTCCGGAAGATTTCTTCAAGTTCTGGCTTAGTCAGTTTTGACAACTTCATAAGCCAGTCTCCTTTTCTAAATTTCAGTTTAGCTTAAGTTAATGCCCACTCCTTAGCATATAAAATAGCATCTCTGTTATGGATCTTTTTCGCTCTCCTTGTCTGCATGGTATTATTATTTCAAGCTTCCACCCCGTATTTGTATCCAGTGGCGTAGGATTCTCGTATTCATCCGCAGGATCTCTATATTCCGGTATTGCAACCATTATCCCGTAGTATAGTGAAGAGTTTGGATTGCATTCTCGAATATGCTTAGCCAGCTTTCCGTTTCTTAAATCCTCTTGGATGTTTTTATAGCAATCCATAGTAGTAACTATATAATTCTTTTCTCCCAGAAAATTCAATCCGTTCCCACTAAATACATCCTCTTTGCAGCTCTTGATTTCATAGCAAGTGAATATCCCTTTTTCTATCGCACTGATTGCAGTTACTCCAGAAGGCTCAAATTGCATGAAATCAACTCTTTTAACATCACTTGTTCCGTAGTCTATGCTCACTTCGCTTGCGTAATACTTTCCTCTTTTGCAAAGCCGATCAGTGACCAACAGATCTCCCAGGAACCGTGTTATTTCTCCTCGTTTCATTGTCCCTCCACTAAATCCTAATATTTCAGTTCAAATCATCAATGCTTTCTTGCAGATCCTTATAATAGTTTATTTGATCATCGCAATGACTTTCCAATGCACAAATCATTTCATCCTTGGCTTCTGCCAGTGTTTCTGCTGCCAAATAATCCATATGTCCCTCTATAACCGACTGCCAGCCTATTTCTGATCCACAGTACACGATACTGCCTATGGTGACATTACCATCATAGGCAACTACATCATATTGTATTTCCCAGTCATTCTGTTCTGGATCAACTTCTACCCACTTAAGATCACACATTTCCGCTACCTCCACTAAATCCTAAATAATTTTCTAAAGATATTCTTTTTTGGCTTAATCACCTCGAAACTCTTTTCTTTCCAGTCGAAGACATAATCCAGGTTGTATGAACTGAAACCAATATTGTAATGTCGCTTTCCTACCTCTCTGTATTTTATTTCAAAATAAGGTTTTTCTTTTTTTCCAGTGACAATTATCTCGATTTCACTTACTTTTATTTTTTCCATATTCCGCTCCTTTTCTAAATCCTAAGTTACCCTATCCATTTTCTTTGCTATTGCCCTTATATTATCGAGTACATGATCGCAGCATTTCCAGATAAGCCAACTGCAATCTCCATCTTTTTCAGCATTCATTACTTGTGTTATTATAGATATATTTTCATCTGGTAATCTTTCGGCAATTGAATCCCATTTAGTAGAGTCAATCCACCTTTTAAATCTTGGCTGATAATATCTGACTTCTTCATTTTTTACTTTCATGTATTCTCCTAATTTATTTGTCTTACCAAATTTGCATAGTATCTACCTATGCCACGCCCATTGTCAAATTTCTGATATTTATGAAACTTAATCGGATTAGCTTTAATCAATTTAAGTACATCATCAGGGAAATTATTTTTATTGGCAATTTCTATCATCTTTTCATTCGCAAATTTTTCTGTGCATGAACCGAAAGGACTACCAATAGAATTCACTCCCCATGATTTTTCTATAATATTGATAATTTCTGTAATGTCTGACATTTTCACTGCCTTCATTCTCCCAAAGAAACTCCTAAGTTACATACTCAATTTCTCACCGTATTCAGGTACTCTTTGCATCTTTGATACACTTTCGGATCGAACTCTTTCCGCTCGTGCTCGTACGCACTATATTCCGCAGGATCGCATCCGGCAATCTGTGCCATCTTAAACATGGACACTTTTGCATCTCTTCTTAGTGCTGCAATATAGCCTGCGTACATCCCTTTGTCTCCGTTGGCTAACTGTATTCTTGCCATTTCCTGAATATCTTTCGATGCAGATGCTTCCATTATTTGCTTTATTGTGCATTCCTCGTTGTGGCAATCATAAAGGCAACCGTGGATTCCATTCTTGCCATCGAAAAAGCCAACCACATATTTTGTAGGTTCCTCACAGTCATTACATTTTGCATTTATAGTCATAATTTTCGCCACCTTTTAACTTGCCATACTACCGAATTTTCCTCGGTAGTTCAATTTCTCCCCCGTGTTACCGGGGAATTTTAACTTGCTTTTGAGTTGTTGAGTGGGAACTCAAATAGAAACTCAAATTTTTAATTAAATTTTTCACTTTTTAACTCAAATTTTGAGTTACTATTTCACTTTTTAGTTCCTGATTTCACTTCCTACGCTTGCTCCGCCGCCACCGGCAAAGCAGTCAATGATAATGTTATTTTTCATGCCATCACCTCCGGCATAAAATCAGAGAATCGCATTTGTGCCATTTCTGCATCTAATCTCTTTTTGGACAAATCATAATAATGCTTGTCCAGTTCAAATGCAACATATGGATGGTTGGTTCTGTAACAGGCTATCAAGCTGCTGGCACTTCCTACATGTGTGTCCAAGATAATGTCTCCGGGCTTTGCATAGCGGTTCAGGATCCATTCATATAGTGCTACCGGTTTTTGTGTAGGATGAATACGGTTTTCTTTGTGTTTCATATTTTGCTGAAGCATTCCGTTCCACCTATATTTAATCTTCCTTACTGCAGTACTGAACGAAGTCCATGCAAGTTCACAATCAGCAAAATCAGTATTTCCATTATCTTTATCCCAAACAATCCAACAACTACTATCAAACGGCATTTTGCTTATAAAATGATTTGCCCCAAAAATAATCTGATTTTTTGACACTCTAAACAGTTCATCGAAATATTTTTCGTTTGGTGGATTTATATCCATTCCGCTAAAACTCTTGTAATCCTTTGCTTTTGCCAGGCAACCTCTTGTATGGTTTTTATCCCCATTTTCTCCAATTCCATACGGTGGATCCACAATCGCAATGTCAAAGTAATCATCCGGGAACTCTTTCATTCCATCCATGCAATCCATGTTGTAATATCCAAAATCCATTACGGCATCACCCCCGGAATATCATCAAAACTAATCTGATTATCTCTTTCAAAGACAATCATCTCATTCTTTGCTCTCTGATAGAAGTTGCGGTCAATCTCAAATCCGAATGCACTTCTCCCGATCTCTGCGGCTGCTCTTAAGGTACTACCGCTACCACAGCAAGGATCAATCACTACATCACCTGGATCTGTAAAAATCTCAATCAGCTTTTTAAGGACTGCTACAGGCTTCTGTGCCGGATGGATTTTCGGAATATCTTTTCCGTCTTTCTCCCAACTGAACCAGTTAAAAATCATTTTCCCAGTGCCACGGATCGTCTTTCCGTCCTCGTCAACCCTTGCACCGTTCCGGAACTTCGGCAGCTTGTCACGGTAGAACACAAGAGCATATTCAGTAGCACCAACCACACGCATATTTGCCTTAAGCACCTGCGGGCTGTAATTTTTTACAAATACCAACGGTATGTAATGGACGAATCCATGCTTATAGGCGGCATCAATCAGCGTAGACATCTGTTCAAAAGAGCAGAACACGATCATGCAAGGACTGTTGCTACTTCTTCCCCTGGTAACGCTATTCTTGTCTTCCTTTTTCAGCATCTTTGAGCAGAAATGGAAATACTCATACAGATTGAAGTTGAAATCAGAATTGAATGCTGCCTTTCCTGCAAGTTTGCTTTCACCGTTCTTGTTATCCCCACCGTTGTACCACATAGGGTTACTGCCGTAGAAATTCTTGCCGACATTATACGGGACATCGGCAATGATAAGCTGTGCCGGAGGTATGGCATATTTCTTATAGTTCTGCATTGAATCTCTGTAAATCTCACATTTTAATTTTTTCATTTTTTTCAAGGAGACCGCATATGCTTCACTCTGGCCAGAGTCTCGGCTCCTTTCTTGGTTTTATCTAACTATCGTTTCTGCTTGTTCCTTGTACATCCTGCCCGCCATCTGCACCAGATAGTGCTGTAAGGCTTCTGCAACGCTGATTCTGTGCTTTACGCAGTATCTGTCAACGTACCGCTTAAAGTCCTCATTCTCGGCATACAGGGCGGTATAATCAATGGGTTCCATCTGCATCACGCTCCTTTATATCAGTAGCAACATCATTCAAAATATCATCGCAATCAGCAACAGAAGGATAGCCATGTAATGCATCGAATCTTGCAAATGCTTCTATAGCCTTTTCCTTGAAATCATCAACTGCCATGCAATAGATTTCTTGGATTTTCTCTTCAAGCCATCCTTCGAATATTTCTTTGTCTGTTACCACTTCCACAACAAAGGTCTGTTTACTAATTTTTCCCATCTGCATCACACTCCTTTCGGCTTCTCACACCGTTCAAATTCAATTACACACACCCACGGATTAGCATCCCAGCCGTATCGGTCAATGTCGGACTTCTTTATGGTGGAGTTCCAAAGTTTATGAAATCCATCGATCATATTAGGGTCTCCACCACTATCTGGGTCCGAAAACGTTGGATACCATCCATTGTTTTCGTAGCATGCTTCATCCCAAGGGTCTGTGCCCTCCATGCATGCTTGTTCCTCTGTGACATCCTGCAACCGCTCCACCCTCACATCCGTAACTTTAAGCCAGATACGAGCCGCTTCTTTCGGCATATGGATAGATGGGTGCCACCTTGCATCTCCATATATTTCATCTGTTGCCCGGTACATATAACAGCCATAGCTTTTATTCAAGACGTTCTGTTGTGGTTCTTGGTAACAATTTCCATGTTCGTCTCCCTCGCAACAACAACAATCAAAATGTTCCCATGTTTCCCGTACATACAAGATATCGCCTGGACAGATAGGACAGGTTCTCTCCACTGTACTTAACTGTTCCATCTGCTCCTTATCAGCAAAGTTATGTACTGCATAAGTCCGCCTGTCAGCATTGTAAAAATCCATATCCGGTACGGTATACTCATTTGCATCTTTGCATATACGCCGGGTGCAGGTCTTCCGTCCGTCCAGAATTGCCCTCACCATCTCTGTATTGAATAAAATCGGCTTAATTGCCATCTACTCCACCTCCGTTCACGATTGTAATTGCTTCATCCATTGCCCTGTTCCATTCCAAGTCTTCATCAGTTCGCACGACTCTGAACTTGTCGTTTAACTGATCTACAACCTTGTCCGGATCGTAGGCGGTCGGCTGTGTATCAATGACATTCTGCACTCTTTCCAGAAAATCTATTGCAAAATACATAACTGTATCTTCGTTTATGCCATTGTCATAATTTAACCCATGTTTTTGCATTAAATCGTGAATGATTTCTTCTGTACCACTTGTCTCTGAAAAGAAAAAATCCTTCAATTCGCTCGCATAAATCAGTCTCATCGTTCGCCCTCCTGTTCCATGCTTCTATGGCTCTTTTCTTACATTCCTCGATATTCTCCATAGTGTCATCCTCTTTGTTTGTGTCCGGGCAAAATCCCTCTGTCCTTGCACCGCATTTACATGCGCACCAAATGGTAAAACTGTAAGATTTTGTAGCTGCTTTAATTTTTGCTTCCGCGCCGCAGAACGGGCATTGTTTCAGTTCTTCACTCATTATTCACACCCCTTTTCTTTCAACGCATTGTATAAGCGCAAGTATATTTCAAAATCATTTGGGTTCATTTTGTCCGAAAGAAAATCCAAGAAATCCTTATTTCGCAAGCATTCTTCCAGTGTGCCGATCTGGCGGTACTGCTGCACTTGTTCAATAGCTGTTCTTACCGCCCAATTCTCGTCAACATCAAAGTTTTCTATATATCCCCAATTAGATTTTTCCTGTGCTATTACTTTTTTCAATGCGCTTTTGAGTGCTTCATTCTCCGTCATGGCTACTCCTCCAACAGTTCCGGATTGTCAAATACATTCCCAATCACTGAACATTCATCACCTAAAACTTCATAGCTTTCAGCAGATAATCTGTTTGTCACTTGGAAGGAAATTGTTTCATCATCCCATACGACTTTACCGATGCAATCTGCTTCTGCCAGTCCGCTTTCTGTACTGTATGAATCCCAGTAAGCAACAATGTCATTCTCCCAAATCAGATTACCGTTCTTGTCTTTCACGCCTGTGCATTGGCAGATAGTCTCTGGATCTACTTCGTAAGGAACATAATCTGCCCTATCAAATTCAAATTGAAATATTGTGTATTTTTCACAATCTTTTTTTAAACTTCCTTTTACCCATACTCCGTCTTCAGCGTTATTATACGTGTCAACAATTCTTGCCGTTTTTGCTTTGAATAAATATCTATCCTGCATCCTCATCCCTCCTACAACTTCAACTCGGAAACTCTCTTAAAGGCTTTTTCAACCTCGTCAACATACTCTCGCATAGAAATTACCTTGCCATCGTTTTCATCAAGCGGAATAAGCTTTACAATGCGTTCCACACACGCTCTGACACTGGGATAATATCCTATGATTCTCTCCGCAGACTTTTTCTCGCCATCCTTGGTCTCTCCCTGGTATCTCTGCTTAAGAGTGTGGTTCAGTTCGTCCACCTCGATAAAATATCCGTCAACAAGTTCGATTTTTACTGATTTCATTATTTCACCTCACTTACTTTTCCAACCTTTAGACCACATTTTCAGCACACAAAGCATCATTTCGTACGATGTAAGTCCAACCGCTGTACATCCAATCTTCTTCGTATCTATCAAATCCGGATCGTATGATTGAACTATGTGTCTTCCAGAAGTTTTGCTCACAATTCTTAAGCAGTGTAAGAATTTATGTTTCGTTTCGTACCGGTTGTACTCGACGGCATATTCGTCGTCCTGGACTTTTGTAAATCCTATTTTTTCAAATTTTCGGTCAATACTTTCGCCAATAATTCTTTTCATCATTGTTCCTCGCTTTCTTTCTGTAACCATGACAGACAACTCTGTTCTCCCTCATATTCCTCACCAAAACGGTTGTCAAAATTTATAATAAATGCTGCCAGTTCCTCGTCCGTCATGCTACGGATTTCATCTGCTTTGGTCTGCTTATGTGGTTCACTTTCCCGGTACGGCTCCGGCAGTGGCATCCAAGCTGTGACATTTACGCTATCAATGTCATCACCGAGGACAAACCGTCCTCCCAAATATTGTACAAAGCAACAACGGTTTCGATATGTATCCCATCCAATTACGCTATTAAGAGATTCTTCCGGCAGTCTCTCGCTTACCGGAATCCACACCGGCTGATTCTCCAAGGCGTTGATTGCCATTTGTAATGCATTCTCACAGCAATGATCTACTCCAGTTTGTCCGTACATAGGACATTCTTCACAAACCTCTGAGTACCGTTCACTCTGAGCCTTTAAGCAGTAAATAGCTTCTTCTCTCTTCATTCCGCACCTTCCATTTCTGCCAGCTTGGCTTCGGCTTCCGCTCTCGATAAGAATACTTTTTTACCTATATCATCTAAGAAATAACAACTTTCACCCATTTTATCCATGACATCAATTCTTACAATTATTTTTTCATTGAAAAACTGCTTGATATTTATTTGTAAAACGTGTGTTGTAATAATCGGTTCTTTTGCATATGGAGTTATACGATATAATTTATCTCCCACCTTGCACGGCAACCGCAGTAGCAATCCCTGCTCTTCGGCATCCTCATAATCTGCTAATTTTGTAAGTACTTTTGATGCATAATCACTTACCGCAGGATATCCTTCTCTGTCTATCATTGACTTTTTGCTCATAGCAGTGCCATTAAAATTTCTTTTTCTTTCTGTCAGTCTCTCCATCCTTGCTCCTTTCCTTGATCCTCGGTCTCTCCACCATCACTGGATAGCTGCACTCATACGGCTTCGTTCGTCCGATTCTAATAGCATCAGCAACCGGATGTGTAGCCATGTAGAGTAAGTCACCGTTCTGAAAGTTTCCTGTTCCCTCTCTCATACAGCTACACTCCTTTTTCCGTATGTACTTGCGATTCTGTATACATTGCAAATTTCTCTGTAATATTTTTCCTGTGCATGGATATTAGCATCCACACGGTCAAGTTCCGTCTCACACCACTTTGCAAATTCTTCTGCGGACAATGGTGTTTCTGAAACATCGAATTTCTCGCTGTTGTCAATCACGAAACACACCATATCAACCGGAATGTGGTTCAAATCCGCAAGAATCTGAATCTGCTTATCTTTGTCCTCTGCTTTTTCGTAATTCGCCAACAATTCATAACCTGTCATCTGCATTTATATCACCTCTTATCAAGTTTGATTTCTTTGTCGTAGCAATTTTTCTTTGGATTTCCCTCTACTGGGGAAACCATCTTTTTAGGATCTGTTGTGTAGGATCCGTTTAGTTTCAAACCTATTTTGCTTTTTTCATCCACATAGCATGACGGCTTGTAACGATCCGGTGGAATGTAGTTGTGAATGCGCCAGTGCTTTACCAATACTACACCACTATCGAAAGATAACAGGAATCTGTTGTCTATCAACGCTTTCAAATCATCTTCTGAAGCACCACACATCCTTATGATTTTCCGGGGGTTATTCACGAATCCGTCATCGTCAGCGTTCATGCAGATGTGAAAATAAAGCATTTGAGCCGTAGCAGGAATATCCAAAAAAGCATCACTCTCAATTATTTTTGCGCTGAACATTCGTTTTTCTGCCATTTAGAACTCCTTACTCAAAAATAGGCTTCTCAATATAGATACCGGTGTTTTCCACCAGTTCTCTCCACAAGTCCATGAAATCCTTTCCGTTGCACTTGTCTCCGGCTTTGTCCATGTGGTCAGAAAACTTATCCTTGAAATTCGTCAGCTTCTTCTTACCGAATCCATCTTCCATAAGAATTACCATTCCATATAGGATGTACCTTGTGGACAACTCATTGATAAGGTTGTTACATCTGACCTGTTCCCTGATGCATTTCTGCGCTACAACCGACTTGTAATGTGGATAATCAGCTTCGGTAAATTCCTTGTACTCAATCGTCCAGTCCGCATAGTCCATAAGCCTGCTCTGTAACTCCGTATAAGGCTCATTCTCGTACTTTTCGTTGTACTCGGTGAATTTACCGCAGAAGTCGGAAAGTCTCGTCTGTGAGTACTTGTAGTCTTTCCACAAGGTATAGCAGAACAGTGTCAGTATTCCGGTGAATGGACTTCTTTCCGCAGACTGCTTCAAAAGTTCTGTCTGCCGCATGATTTTCAAAATTTCCTGCGGATTGTCATATCGTTTTGGCATTTTATGTATCACCTCCAAGTTCTGTGATTTTCAAGTTCTTTCAGTGGCACATCCGCAGCATTCATCTTCGTATTTCACCATTTTCTGAAAAACTCCTTTAATTTATTGCAGACTTGCTGAAATCTATACTTAAACAAGTACTTTTTAAAAGATTCAGTTCCATATTGATAGCAAAGATACATAATTTGTTTTTGAGTAGAAAGAGATTCATAAAACTCCTTGTTAGTTTCTTCAACGTATTGTAAAAGTACTTCATAGTCTGTTTTATTCATTACTTTCACCGTCCTTTTCTCCATGCAAAAGTTCCATAAACTTCTGATACTGTTTCTGTGAAACTGAATTGTTCTGCTTCTCAGGCTTCAAACTGATGACCAAATGCTTGTCGGCAATGTTCGACAGTTCCCTTGCAAGGTTGATTCTGCCTTGCGCCAGTCCATCACGGTAACCTTTTCCCGGTCGGTACTCTGCGATCTGCTTCTTTCCATCACCTTGACCACCGGCTGTTTTGTTGCGAAGCTGATAACCCTCGTCCGCATAACGCTTAATCCAGTACTGCTCCCACTTGTCCAGTTCTTCTACCGGATAATGTAGGAATCCGATTTTCCAACCGTGTATGTTCTCCGCAGAATACAATCCGTGGCTCTTCATGGATAAATCAATGTGCTGGTATCCATTAAGATGCCCTGCCAGTCTTTGGAGTAGGTGTACCGCCTGACCAACATACGCAAAACGAAAACCATCCTCGTCTGTTCTTGTCAGAAAGTAAATTCCACTTCCATCGTCCACATGTGGATTGACTGCCAGTATTCTTTCACGATTCTTTCTCTCTATGGATTTTGCTTTTGCTATATTCTTCCAATCAGCCAACCGAATCACCGCCTTTCAAATGGAATCAAATATCCGTCCGGCAAGGCATTTATAATATTTCTCAATGCCCCATATCCTGTTTTTTGCATATTGACTAAAGCATTGTTTTTACAGGTATTCAGTTCGGATATGTTAGAATCAATGCTCTGCATTATTTCACTTCTTAATTGTGGTGTAAGTGGTCTATAAAATGTGTCAGCCATTCGCACCACCTTTTCTGTACTTTTCCAGTTCTGCAATCATGATTTCTCTGTCAAAATCTCCGCTCTCATGCCACTCTACCGCATGAAAAACATCGTTAAGATTCTCACTCAAAACCTCAATTCTGATACTTGCCGACCTGATATACTCAATCAACCGCTGTGTATCTCGTGCTATGTCCTCGTAACCGTACTCCTGCAAGTGCTGAACCATGCTTTCAAGGTTCGCAATGCTTGAACTGCTCATCAGTTCCGGAACATCTTTGTAGCACAAATAGTCAAAACTTCCACCACTCATACACACTTCTCCTTTTTAATCACTTCATAAAAACTACCCATCTTGTCATACCTCTTTGGTCTCCAAGTAACGGCTTTTCCTCAAATATTTTCAGAACCTTTGAAAAAGGTATCTGTTGTTCGTTCCATTTGAATATCAGTAGTCCGTCCGGCTCTAAAACTCTCATACATTCATCAAAACCTTTTTTTAGGTACGTTGGCCAATCTGCCGGGAGCACTCCGTATTTCTGCCGGAGCCATGATCCTGTACCGGCATGAATCAAATGTGGAGGGTCAAAAACAACCACTTTGAAGCTGTTATCTTCATACGGCATATTACGAAAATCCATTTTTATGTCAGGCTTAACAAGAAGTTTTCTTCCGTCACATAAAGTGGTTTCCAATTCCCGGTTGTCTGCAAATATGACATCCGGATTCTGCCTATCAAACCAAAACATCCGGCTACCACAGCAAGCATCTAATACTCTTTTACTCAAAACGGACACTCCTTTCCATTCCTTAAAATCCATTCCTTGCCTGCTGCCGCATAGTCCACATTCGCCAATGGAGCAATCTTTTTGACCTCTTCGACACATTCACTGGGTTCTGCATTATCTCGGCTTAAATGGCACAATATGACGTTCTGCAAGGCATCTGATTTGTTCGCAACGACAAATTCTTTTACCGTTTCCAGTTCCATATGACCACGGTACACATGGGATTTCTTAGCATCGTTGGAATCCTCTGTAATGTACTTCTTCTGATAGTTGCATGAAATAAGGATGTGGTTTACTTCATGGAACCGCCACTTAACAAATTCCGTGTCAGTTACATAAAGCAATTTTCCAATTTCCGGGTGAGTAATCAAAAATCCGTAACAAGGGCATTCCGTACCATCTGCATTCGTGTGTGTCCATTTGCCGTCCAGTGTTGTCAAATCAAATGCCATTATTTTTCCACCAGTAAACCCTATTTCCATAGGTTCTAAACTATCATATGGCTTAAATACTGGTATTCCAATGTGTTCAAGGTCTGATACGGATAATGAGTGGTCTTTGTGCGCATGGGTGCATATCGCACCCACAACACACTTAATATTCCAGTTAAGACCACGTTTTATGTCCATGATAGGAAGTCCTGCATCCAGTAAGAGTGTTTCACCGTTATCTGCCGTTAGAAGATAGCAGTTACCGGAAGAACCGGAGCCTAAAACTTTAAGTTTCACTCCTGCATCACCTCTCTTTCAAGACTTAGCTGACCCGAAACAATCTTTGAATACTCCACTGCTAAATCTTCAAGAGTTATCTTTGGAACTGTAATGTTCATAACATGATTTCTTCCATATTCATCAATGTATTTCCGAATCCACCATGCTTCAATATTGTTTAGATACTCTTGTGATTTAACACGAACCTCTGTAATGGTCTCAAATACAAGGTCTGTAATATTACCTTTCAAACCGCTCTTAACGTGTTCCTGCCACCGGAAAAATGGCATATATACCGTTTGTCCTATATAGTGCATATTGGTCTTTCTGTTATAAATATGGTAAATATATCCATATACGCCACCGTTACTCTCATATCCCTCTCTGGTTTGAAATTCTCCTTCGTAGTAGGGATTGATTTTGCTACTGGTTTTTGCTCGGCAATCATAAGAACAAAAGTAATATTTTTCCCCACCATCTGCCGTAATGTATGGAAAGTCCTTTTGCTTTCCTTTGATCGACTTATGGCAGTTAAAACAGATTGTATCAACTTCAATATTGAATCGATCATAGAAGAATTGGTTGCTGTCCATAACCAGAGCATATATTCCGCTACCTTTTCTTGGCTTTGCAAACCTTGAAATACTGCTTTTCTTCTTTACTTCGTCCTTTGCTTCACTACGAGACATATCCTCTCCGCAAAGATAATATTCATCAAGAAGAGTACCTTTTTGAGCATCCCACATGTTATCATCTGTAAACTCTTTCAGTTCATCGTCTACCTTATAATCATAGATGCGAACCCAATAGTATTTCATAGGCTACTCCAATTCTTCCTCTGCCGGAAACTGAAAACAGCCATATATATTAACAGAAGCTCCAACGTATTTTTTGTACTGTTCTCTAAGCATTTCCATAACTTTCTGTACTTTTTCTTTGGAACTGTATTCAGCCATTTTTGTTCCCATTGCTGTCGAAGAGTTGTGGCAATAAATAGCCGCATGCTCAACATCTTCATATTTCCCAACTGCCATGCTTAAAGAACTGATTTCATATGGCATATCAATCGTTCCGTCCTGCGATATAACTCTCATGGCAACCTCCTACTTAATCTCAATATCCGGAATAAGCCGATCCGGGTAAAAAACTAATTCATAATGGTATCTGTCCGTAGATTTCGGTTCTACCTGTTCCATCACATAGCAAGTCCAGTCGTTCAAGTAAATGTAGTCCTTATAATACTGGTTTTCCCCAGTTTTAAATGTAACGACAAGTTCATTAGCAGAGTTATTGCTAAGAGCCATATACCCCTCTGCCTGCAACATAATCATGTCTGTTCTTGCATTAGTCACCGTGATTCTGCGGTATACATTGAACTCGTCAGCTTCTTTATTGAGATTGTAATTCACAGTATCAGCGGTGCTACAACTACAAATACAAAGCATCATTACAAACATCATTACTGAAATAACAAAAATTTTGTATATCCTCTTCATATATTTCATCCTCCCTACTTAAAGCAATCCGGTGTCTCTGCGCTGGCAATGTCCGTCTCTGCGGTCTGCGGTGTCTGCGGTACTTCCTCAAATTCAACAGCGTTTGCGTTATTCTGAATCTCCCTGTGAACCTGTTCCTGAATGGATTCCATCGGATATTCCTTGAAATCGTTGTCCTGCATTTCCTCTTTTGTGTACAATCCCATTGTCAGTTCCGGGCAATTCAGACTTGAGAAGAAAGATGCTGCTCTGTAACGGAGCATTAACTGTGGCATGGTTTTCCATTTACTTCCATTTTTGTTAAGCCATCCCTCATCTTTCGCCATATCCATGTCTACAGTCATTCCCTCAATTCGCCTGCCATTTTTCATCGTCCATGCAGTGCACGAAAAAGGTTTCCCAGATTTATCTTTCGTTTCGTCAAACTGTAATTCCATGTCAAACTTCTTTGAATTGTTAATAGTTGCGATTAAAAATTTAGAGCTTTGTGACGGTCTGCCTTGTATCACATAAAGATTCTGCATAACCATCAGTGGACTAACTCTAAGCCTTTGCGCTAACTCAATAGCAATCAAGCAGTTAGACGGGTTCTTCTGATATGTCTGCGGAACAATCGTTGAATCAGCCAGTGCCTTTGCCATCTGCATTGCCATAATAAAATTGTCGGATGTTCCAAAAATCCCAAGACTGTAATCTGTAACCTTATTCTTGCTTTCCTTTACCTCTGCTTTTTCCTGTGTCATTACTTCCTGCTTCTTTTCTTCTGCCATATTTCTACCTACCTTTCTACTTTTTTGATGCCGTCAATTTTGATGATGAATACCTGTGTTGTCTTTGGATTCTGAATAAGCGCAAGGCGAAAATTATGCATCCTGTCATGCTTCGCAATGTTCAAAACCTTTGCAACCATTCCGTCTTCAACAGAAACTCCCTTAACAAAATTTTGCCTATAACTTCCAAGTCCACTCCATGTATCGTATGCTGAATAGCAACCACCTCTTCGTGTTACCTCTACCATGTCACCGACATTGATTTCGCTGTCATTCTGTTCCTGCACTTTCTCTTCCGGTTTGTAGTTTTCAAGGACAACGTACTCTTCGTGCCATAAACCAAACTGTTCCTCAGAGTTTTTACAAATGCATCCGCTTTTTGTAACATAAGTTACTTTGAAAATCTCTCCGTTTTCATATGGTATAAGAAAAGGTTTCGCATCCACAATTTTGATGTACTCACCGACTTTAGCTTTTCTCTTCACCTCCCGTACACCGTTATCAGGCTTCACATCCTCGCCCATCAGCCGATTAAAAGCCAACTTAGCACCAGTACGGAAATCAAATTCATCAGCAGGATTGCAGTTTGCTTCTGCTTTCTCGCCAGTGGACTTGTCCAGCGCAACTACTTTGTTGTCATTTCGGTAGATGACAATAGTTGTGTCTACTTTTTCTAAAGCGGCAGAGAATATAGAACCTATTTGGAAATGTTTTAAACCAATGCTTTCCCCAACTACATCTTTGTAAAAAACAGTGCCACCACTGATTTCTGTGATTTCAATTACCGCACCATTGTCTAAAATCATTCCGCATTTGTATCTTTCTCCAACCTTAAATTTACGTTTTACCATCTTATTCTTCCTCACTTTCCGGCTCATTCATAAATCCACTTGCAACTCCCTGATGCACCGTCACATCAGCTTTGTAAATCTCCTTGATGCTTCTAGGCATCACATGGAATGTCACATCCGTATCAGCAATCTTGCCTTTGAATTTCAAGGCTCCACGGTCTGAAAGTCCCAAGTACACACCCACGCAACACTTGTAATCAAAATTAAATATCACGGTGTCACCGGCATTGATTGTTTCTCCGCTTGTTGTCAGAACAGAAATGACTGTCTCTTTCTTAATCTTCATTTTCCACCTCCATAAGTTCACCATTTTCCAATCTGTACCATGTATCCGGCTTCACTTTTTCACCGTCTACCCGAAACATCTTTGCACCAAGAAACTCCCATGCTTTCTGCTCTGATCTGTCGTATCTATCATCATCTTCTTTGCCGATGTATTTCCACTCTGCAAGTACAATATGAGAACCAAGAACACCCATTGCTTTTCCTTTGTATCCCCATGCAACCGCAACACTCTCGGAATCATTGGCAGAGGATGCACCTTTGTAACCTGTCGCAGAGGATGCACCGCAGTTACCTGTCGCAGAGGATGCACCGTAGTCA